ATTGTTTTCATAATCATATAAGTTTTAATGCTTCCTGTAATCCTGCTTCAAGTGCGTCTTCGTAGACATCCCATTTACCATCATCATTAGGTCCTTCATAAACAGAACTGGTTATATGAGTTCCATTGTCAGCTTTAGATATTTCGTATCCATAACCACAAGCACAGTTATATACACATATATGAATGTTTTGGATATCACGTAACCACTTTTGAGCAATGGATTGTGAAGGAAATTCTATATCTGTAAACATCCCTTTCTCTCTTAGCAACTTCGCAGTTTCTAATGTTACAATTTCTTCGGTCATAACTATTTCTTTTTTAATTCATTCAACACTTTCTTTACTAATTCATAACGTGGTAATTGCCAATCTTTCGCAATATCATCTATTTTATCATCATAATGATTGTCATAAACATACTGATTCAAGTTGTCAATAAACCCATCACCGTCAAGACCTTCATCACAATCATCAAACATGTTAAGTTCATAGGCTAATTGGGAGCAATCACAGTGACTAACCCAATCATAAATACGATCATCACAAACATTGGTCTGTCTGTTATATTTTTCTCCAACGTGTATTACTTCACCGCAAAATTGACATCTATGCTCTTTGCGAGCGATAGGAGTTTTATTCCTTAATACTTTTATCATTTTAACTCGTTAATTAAAGCATCAGCACAAGCAATTGCAAACCGAGCAATGCTTATAGGTATTGTATGTTTCTCTCCTTTCTTGTAATCTGCTTCCGAACAAGCGTAACCAACTTCTGTATTGTCACTTAAAATCCCTTGCATTGCGGATTTAGCCAGTTCGTATCTACGCTGTTCCCAGTCAATAGCTGAAAAATCAAGTTCGCATTCCTTGAATACCATGTTATCACATACATATAAATAATCTCTGCTATGTTGAGAATTGATGTTTAATTGGGGAGTTACATCCACCAAAACCCCTGTTGATTTTACTCTTGCTTTCATATTTAATATTCTGATTTAATAATAGTACCAAATGAACGATACCTACGCCAAACCATATTTCCACGTTGAATACTAGTAATCCAATCACAAGCCTTAAAAACTTGTCCTACATTATATAGGAATGGTCTTTTTTGAATTTTTCTTTTTATTCTTGCTTTCATTGTTCCTCCTTTGTTTTAAAGTGTTCAATCAATTCGTCTACGGTAGCTTTGTGGATTTTTCTACCGCATTCATTAAGATGATTAAGATGATATTCAACAGTTTCATCACCACATTTAAACCATAAATCACCATCCGTAAACCATTGGTTCTTGTCTGTATCATCCCTCAATGCAGCGATAGCCAGGAAAAGATCTTCATTCGTTCCGCAATCAATAAGACCATCTATTTCTTTAAGACCATTTGTATCATAATCGTCCAATGAATAAACCGAATTAACTCCAAATACACAAGTAAATAGATTATGCCAACCTAAATATGGATTACAATAATAGCCAAGTTCTTTTAATCTATTTCTAATATTAGCAGTATTCTTGTGTATAAAACACTGTGTTGTAAATCCCATAATTATTCCTCCTTTCCAACTTTAACATATCCGTTTTCAATGCACCAGCACAACATATCATAGGCTGCATCAATAGGCTCTTTACTTTCTGTGATATTTCCGATAGACCTAGTATAAGATTCCACATACAAGCATGTATAGCTATCTGCAAGTTTTTTGATGGTCAGCACTTCATTGCCGATGAAACAAGGTAACTTGTCGATAATATCCGGCAAGGTGTAGATATGGTATAATCCAAGTTCTTGTAAATGTTTCGTCTGATCAAATGACAATACCTGTTTCATTCCTGCTCTTCCTCTGTTTTAATCTCTGTTATTTTGCCACGACTGACAAAACACTTGTCCATGTTTGGATTTTCATAAGCTATATCGCAAATGATTTCTGAACTATCATCGCATTCATTTTGTAATGAGCACTTATCACATGTTCCATAACACAATTCATGCAGCACTCCGTCTATTATTATTCCGTTCTTGACTTTCATACCGTTCATTCATTAGAAGTTACACCCAAACACAATACTTTGTTAGAAACGCCTATATCGTCAAATTCCAAAGTTAAATACTCTGTATCGTAAGGATAAGGGTATCTGCAATTTTTCAATTCTTCATCCGTCAATTTGCGTCTGACACGCATCTCGATTTCGTAATCATCGGAAAGATTCTCAATTATTTTTCTAAGTTGTCCTACGTTCTTTATTTCCATATCTCAATCTCCTTTCTCTTTAATCCGTTCAAGTACATCCCTGTTGGCTTCGAGTATATCATCAAAAGAGGGGATGGGCATCCAATAGATGGGTTTACTATTATGGCATACCCACTTCCCATTCATTACAAAAGCTACTTCGTAATAATATCTGCCCTCGTAATTAGTCCCAACCAAAACACTTTCTAACTCTTCTGGCAACCGTTCCTTAACGCTTATCCACGGTGATTGCTTTGACTGCCATTCGGCACCTTGAACGAAATTAATCTCTCCAAACTTTGCCAAATCTTTACCAAACAAAGTTCTATCAACTGTCCTATGATTAAATAGGATATTTTCCTTCGCTGCTTCTTTTACTGTCTGTTTCATATCAAAATACTATTTTAAAATCTTTACTTTTCAATGTAGGAAGCCTGTCGGTGACAAACTTCTCCAGTTCCTGTTCGTCTATCGGGAATAACGGGCAGTATTGGTATCTGAATGTATGTACAAATCGCCCGTCAAGCATTACATCAAAAACCAGTGTTTTCATAATTTATTAACTTTTGTCCATAAACTAAATTCGGTATATAGATATTTCCATATATCCCTGTAACGATATTTGTCGTTAGGGTATTGGCAACGAACACAATAATCCGTTTTGTATAAGACCTCATATATCACACCCCTGTGTTCAAACAGTTCGCCCATGTCAAGGGTTCCTACTTCCACCTTATTCATAACCGTAAAACAAAAAATGTGTAAATAATTACAAATATAAAGTAGGATGATGTTATAATTGCCCACTTCCCAAACTTATATTCATCCCTTTTCAAACCATATATGAATGTGGTCAATACAAGGGTGATAAATATAAAGTATATTACAAAGCTGATTCCGTAAAATGTGTTCACTTCCTCTTTCTCCTATGTGTTTTATGATTCTTGTTTCTTTTTCTACGTTTCGCAATCTGCTTGTTGATACACCTATCATCCTTGACGCGGAATTTTGTTATTGATTCATGAATATAAAGACAGTCACTTCCGATAATAGGCTTATCGAAATTCATCAAAATATGCGTTTTATCACCATAATCAATACTATCCTTATCCGTTACTATAACAGCATCACAATCACTGTTTCTAGCTTCCTCAACACAATCATAACGTTCAAGGGAATATCCTGTTTCCAAATTTTTGAATAGAAGGTATTCGGATGAATTTATCATTGAACCTACAACAGCAATCTTCTTAGTCATATTTTATTCTTTTTATAATGATTACAATACTTAGGAGTTTTCCTAGCCGTTATTCTCTTCTGTAAAGCCATGCGATCCTAAATTCATTACCTTTGCCATAACAATTACTCCTTTACCAGTTCTATCGTAGTATTCGTAAGATTAACATACAAGTTCACATCCGACATGGTACCATCTTTCTTGACCTTGCTAAACAATGGGTCAATGGTATCATAAAAACCAATATTATAACCCTTAATATAGGCGTATTGTTTTTTTTCAGGAATAACAACACTTTCATGGTTATCTAATCTTATATATGTGGATGCAGGAGTAGTAATACATACCTTGCTTCCGATAGGATACTTCGCATTGGATTTAATGTACTCCTTTTCCAACTTAATTTTCTGACTTTTCAATTTCCTTATTTTTGAATTGATATCATTTTTCCTTGTCTGAAATTCTTCTTTGTTCATAGCCTTTATATTGTTTTTATGAATGAAACATCCCTATTATCATTTTTTCTTTAAATTATAATATAACTGAATAATGCCTTTTAAAGGTATCCCAAGGGGTTCGGTCTACATAAGGAGTGCCGTTCCATGTATATTTGGCATAAAATATGGAACTCCATTTAACAAACTTAAACTCCCATATAAACGAGATGATATTGAACGCCAAAAATACTGAAATCTCGAACATTGTGTAAGCTATACAAGGCAAACACCATATAATCAAATGTATCCTTAAATATTTCATAATTAACATTCAGACAAGACCTGTAACACAATAAGCCATACAATGACAATCATCAATCGTCCAACATATTTCCACATATAGCTTTCATTAACATAGCAAAAACAATTCCAAAAAGCATAAATTCACTCCTTTATAATATTATTGTCCACCCACCTCATTGCACCCTTTAACGCATCAGTTGTAGACCTGTAAAACATATCAACAAAAAGATCCATCCGTTCACCTTTTATTATTCGGTACATGAAGTCTTTTTCTCCTGTGACCTCTATTGTACATTTCTTATAATATGCCACGTACTTCTTTCTCATACGGCAAAGATATAGTTTATTGGTTTACCAACAACTTTTTATTAACTTTTATCAATCGTTTTTCCCAGTCGTTCAGATTATCACCCGTCTTAATCTTCTCCATAACCGAAGCTATATCAAAAGATTTACATTTTTCATACAGATCACTCATTGTCGTTCCTTGTATGATTACTCCGTTCTTTTCCCCAGAAAAATATCCGTCAACACTCTCTATCACATCCCATTTCCGTCCTTCCATGATGTGTTGTTTATTGTTCGTTCCCATTATATTTAGCTATTATATTATTCATTTCATTGTTCTTTGCTTCCGTAAGACCTAATTCGGATATATTTTGAAGCGCAATTTCGCATTGTCGGCTAATGTATGATATTTCATTGACATCAATATCACGGTTATCGTATATAAACGCTTTCCCTAGCTTAACAGCAAGACCTTGACATATATTCCCGGCAACTTTTTCAGCCGCTATAATGTTAAAACAAATAATTTGCTTAATACTTAGATGATTGCTCGTTCCCATATTCTTTTGTTTTTAAGTTAGTAATCAAGTTCATTTGAAAGTATTGTGTACTTGTTGATACTATCTCTGTATGATTCAAATAACGGACAATCTTTCAACATAGTAATTTAATGCGAAAGAATACTTTTTCTTTAGTTCATTCTTACTTTGTTGTTTATCGAAGTATTCACTACATGATGATAGACTTAATGATAATAAAGCCAAAATTTCAATTCGTTTCATAATGATTATTTTTAAATCAAATGATACTTACAAGTTTTTCAAATGAATACACCCCACGAAGTTTGCCTAATTCTTCTTTATGCCGTAATATAACACGCCACGGGTAAATCATTTCATTATTTATATTCATTTCTGGATAACTTTCTTTATCCCCTTTGAACTCCATCAGTTTAACGCAACAGTTGTTGAATAGTATTTGCGCCTGTCTGTCAGTAGCTAACAACTTGAATGTACTTTCCATGTCTTTTTATTTTTAAGTTAATAAATAGTTCCCGGCGGCGGTGGCGATCCGCTTGTTGTTCTCCACGCCGGGATAGTTGGTTATTTAAATACATGATCAATGAATACCGTATTCGTTTGCCATTGCCCTCTATGTTTAAAAACAAAATATCCGCGTATGGTTGCCGTTTCTTTCATCTCGTTTGCAAAGTCATAGGCCGCTTGTTGATTTTTGCCGAACTCCTTATTTATTGTTCCGCTGTTATTGCTCACCCTATAACGTAGCTTTGCAGGAGTTTTCGCCTTATCTGTAATAATATTCATATCTTTTCGTTTTTAAGTTATTAATTAGTTCCCGGTAATAGTATCGCTCTATTCGTTGTTCTCCATACCGGGCAATCCTATTTATCTTAATTCCCTAAATGACAGGCTTAACAAATCAGCCCAGTTCTTTGCGTATCTCTCTCTCATTTGTTCATATGATACGGTTACAATGTTTCCAGCAACTAACAAATTGCGTAAAATGCTATCTAAATTATTGTATATTTTTATAAAAGTCACAATACATACCGTACAGATCTATTATATCTGAATCGGTTAGCATTCTCTTTAAAACTCTAATTACTTTCATTACTCGTTCAAATATGCTTTTGGTAATAATGGGAAAACTCTTAACACTTCATCAAAACGCACGTTCCCAAACTTTTCGATATATACGGAAAAATAACGTTCACTCCGACTACGATCAATAGTTATGCAGCTAGGTACGTCCTTTCGATTTAACGTTTTATAGTCGTTTGCGTGCTCTCTTACAAACTTAATCAATTCGGGCGTACTTCTGTACAGTTTGATTATTTTTTGTGTCTTAGAGCCGTTATAATACGCTCGTTTAACCTGTTTATCGGGTAGTTTGTGCCCGTCATAGCTTTTCCAAAACTTGATATTTTCCTTGATAAGATCCAATGTATCAATACTTCTGTTAGCTTTAAACGTTCCTATCTTAATACTTTCGTTTTCAAGGATAGGAGATAATTCTTTTTCTATATTCTGTTTTTTCATAATACTAATTATTTAGATAATTCGTTTAACACTCAATATATCCGCATTGAATACGGGTAACTGTTTTGCGTATCGTGTACGCCCGTCTAGGGGTGTTTTCGTAATGGTTAGATCTAGCAATTTGTATATTGGTGTATTCCAGATAGGTTTTTCTAGGGCTTCTATTTCTTTGTACCGCGGCGAATCTATATATATACCTTTTGGACCGTGGTAAAACTGTTTGAAAAACGGGTGATCTTTATGTCTGCATACGAGATGATAACTTATGTGTTTATATGCTATATCCTTTACCGTTTTTGAGGCCGATTTACAAATATATCGGCTACCTGTTTTGCTGTTTTTTACTGCTGCTAGTATCATAATGTTTTTTGTTTTTATGGATAATATATCGGTATTGATTGAGATCTTTCAATAGAAGGCTTTATTTTGCCTTCTATTGGCGTTTTTGGATGGAGTGTTGCACACCATCAAGAATGTATTTGGCATGTTCCCGGGCCGCTTGCTGTCTTTCCTGTTTTGTGGGTGTTATTCCGTCGTACTTGTATAACAGTTTGGCGGCCTCTCTGATTATGGTTTTCATTGTGCCGCAATTGGCAAGGTATTCTAATTGTGGTTGTATGCCCTTGTTTACTTTTTTGATTATACAGTTTTGCAGCCGTGATGTTATATTGTATATTTCGCTTGTATTACGTATATACATTGCAAGCAAATTGGGTATGTCGTTTCTTGTTTCCATAATGTTACATTTTTAAATTGTTATTGTTTGTTTTGGTTCTCTATGTAATCGGTTACCCGTATTGACAGGTACAAGCAACCTAGCAGTATTAATGTTTCGATCATAGTTATTTACTTTTGATTCTTCCAAACCCTATAATCATTATCGCTTTCAAAACACATATAACCGCCAAAAACCTTGGCAACATGTGTGGGCGTAAAAGGGCATTCCTTAATTGCCCGATATCTTGTTTCTACTTGTTCAAAAAATGTTCTCATTGTTATTTCAGTTTAAAAGTTATGTTTTCTGGAAGTTTGGTTTTGTCAACTGTTTTAACAAATTCATCAAACTGTTCTTGCGTTATCTTTGTTTCGTAGTCATTCCAATTAAACGCAAGTTCATTGCTATGATTGTAGTATATTGCGTTTTTAAGAGAAATTCCGGCGTCAAGAACGGCCAACATAACCAGCTTTTTGTTTTCCGCTTCTTGTATTTCTTTTTCACAGCCTGCAATTATTTCATTGCGTTTTTTCCCGTATTCTTCACGTTTTTTCTGGTCTTTCCGTTCCTGTATGGCTTCACTAGTATAATACCCGTCCTTGATTCTGTTTTCAATTAGTGTACGCTCTTCATCCGTCAATCTTAATACAAAACGTTCGTTTTCGGGCTTATATGGGTTTTCCCATGTGTTACCCGTTAAGGCTTCCAATTGCCTTATAGCTTTCAAACTTTCTTGTTCCCAACGATCTACGATTCCCAGGGTATATAGTAGGTATGTAAAGTACGCCTTATCCTCTGCACTATCACGTAATGTATTGTATTCCGTTTCGGTGATACGTAGGTAGTTTATTGTCTTTTCCTTGTCACTGTTTTTAAGGTGGTAGAAGTCATTTTCAACGGGATACATTGGTTGCCCGTAATGGTTGCACAAATGTAGATCAACAAACGTTTTAAACTGTGGAAAACACTTTAATATTTCTTCGTGACAACAATTACTAGCACACAAAACGAAACGCCCGTTTCTACGTTTTTCGTAAATGTCGGCCGCGATACTCCAATCACATACACCATTTTTGCAACAGTCACCCAAACTTATACGCACGTTCATTTTGTAGGTCACTCCATTTTCCACGAAATATTTTGCCACATTGTAGGATAAATCCTTTGCTTTCATAATTGTAAGTATTTTTTTAATTGTCCGTTATTGTTCCTGTATTCACTTCTACAATTGACACGGTGCCGCCCTTGTAGTCGGCAAAACAGGTTGTATTGTCGTGCCTGTTTGCTCCAATCCATTGCATGCAACATTCGTATGTACTGTTTATATGCTTGCAATTGCTTGCCGTAAACGCTGCAATATGTGTTTCATACAGTTCTACTTTAAACACCCTGTAAGGTTGACTATATACTAAGTATTCCATCTTTTCGTTATCCGATTGCAATTCCTTTTTTTAACCGCTCTTTGTGAGATCCTCTTTGCTTCCATATATAATGTATTAAGTCTATATACTGTACTCTGTATCCATACGGGCTTGTAACCGTTACCAATATCATGGCAGCTACATTACAGTATGCGCGTATGTATGTCCTTACGGCTTATATATACCGACCAGTATTAAGACTTACGTATAGGATACACACGCACATACATTATATTGTATCAGGAAAGCTATTCGCATATTGCACTAAGTCCCTATCTCCATTATCAAGGATACCCGTACTTCTGCATCGTGGCTAGCCGCACCGCCATTTAATATTCCGCTTATTCCCTGTTTGCGGATCTGTACCACGCTCTCACCGTGGCAAGCCGTTTCAATATGTCATATATCGCCTTGTCATTCCGACACTGCAAACATACAACAAACTTATTTACCTTGTATATTTATTTAACATCTATTATAAATTAAGCCCGTTTTTTCCAAAATCAATACAGTTTATATACATAATATTAATAGATCCGACCATGCAAGACCTATTTTAGCTTAATATTATGTTTAATTTCAAGATTTTTCAATGTTAATTTGTGTTAAATTTGATTGTAAGTATCTGAACGTGAGGACATTACGAGACCCTCGTAGAAGTCATTTGTAAAGATATTTTACTTGTAAATATTTCGAAATTCGATTGTCGTAGAAAAGAATTTATTTTTATTTACAAACGTTGAGAAACGGGGCGGGTGAATGTACGTAACTACCTGTAAATCAATGGCATAACCCCCCTTCTTGGAGTTTTCCATATGGGTGTGTCGCTCCCGATAAATTTTTTTCTGAAAAATTTTTCCCCCCAAATTTTGCCTGTATGGCTGATTTTGCGTTTTGGCGGTGTATTTTCGGTAGTTTTCAACAAAATCTGATAAATCTTTACATAAAAAGTTACGAAAATCGTAGGTTTTTTGGTGTGTTTCGTAGGTATGGTTGCATTTTTTATGTCTTTTTTTGCAGTATAAGTTATTGGTTTACAGTATTCTTCGTTGATTTCGTCGTTTTGATATGTATCTATACTAAATTACGTATGCAGTTTGGTGTTTTATGCTGTATGTGTCGTATATGTGATGTACGTGTATATGTATTGTAATAGAGTATATACGGTGTACGTGTATGTATATATTGTGTAAATATATTACCTTTAACATTTAATATATAAATTAATAGAGAATAAAATTTTTACGATTAACGATTCAATTTTTTTTGACAATGCTAAATAGCTTGTTTTCAGTAGCTTATCCTCTAATTTGCGCGAGTTTTTTGACAAGTGTTGAAAAACGAAGAGTCTACGAAGTCTACGAAAAAACAACGAATTTCGTAGGTTTTTTACGAATTTTCCCGAATCAATTAGTTGCATATGCAACTATCGGTGTTGTGATTTTTTATTTTATGTTAAATTAAGTCAATTTTACATTTCTTAACGTATAAAATAGCAAGTAAATAAAAAATTATAGTTAAATCATTTTAACTAAAATGAGAAAAATTATTACAAAAATAAAAAATAACAACAATCAACATTTTTTACTTTTCCTGTTTAAAGCATACTGTGGACGTGAAAGTAAAAAATCTTGTGTAAAGAAAGATAAACTATCTTCTTTGACACGGATTTGTTAATCACGTAAACATTTGTAGTTAATTAATTTAACTATTTGTTTTCGTGTTGTTTTTTGCGCTATATTTGCAGGTAAAAACATATAAATGTGTGTGTAAATATGGAAGAAGAAATAGAGATTAAACTTAGGTTGCCCGAATCAAGGCGTGTCGTATGCCTGTCCGATGCAATGCCCGACAGGGATCGTTGGTACAAGGGCATGAGGGTTCAGACGTGGCTGTTCGGGTGGGTTACGCTCGTTAACGTTGCGGACAGACAGTGTTTCCTCAAACTTGACGAGCCGTTGAAGGACGGTACTAGGACGGTTCTTGTGTCGGAAGCGTCATTCATCAGGCGCGTGCCCGTACCTTTAACTGCAAGGTCTATGGCTGCACAGGTGGCTGGTGTCAGCGTGGAGGGTGAAGTGCTGGAGTACGAGAGGAAGATGAAGAGAAAATGGGAGAAGGAGAGGAAGCATATAGCGGAGATATGTGCAAGGTACGGGTATGTGCTTCCTTCCGAGTGGAAACGGTCGTTAAGGAGATTCGCTTCTTGGTGCGAGGACCAGGTAAGGCAGTACGGTCATATCGTGGATGCCGACTATCTCATGCGGCATGACACGTCCGTTGTGGGCGGAAGGAGCGTGGATGACCTTAGGTTCGTGCCCGATGTGGATATGGTGGATGGGACCGGGGCGAACGGGAAGCCTTCGGCAGCTCGCGTTTCACGGTGCGCGCTCATGCCGGGAAGCATCGTCACCGCGATACGTAACGCAGGGAACGAGATGGACAAGTCGGTGTCGTTGTGGCGGAACAGCTATTTCGTGAAGATGAGGCGTTTCGGGTACACGTTCAATACCTGCTGTGACGGTGCAAGGACACGTGACGATGCGTTCACATGGTTCAAGGACATTACCATACAGTACATGGCTGACCTTATAGAGTATTATGGGATAAGACGTGATTCCATCGTGTGCCGGAAGCTGGAGCACATCGCGGACGTGTATTCTTCGCTTGATGATATGGACGCACGCCCTGACATATCAACGGACGATTATGACCTGTATCCCGTTGTGATGTTCGGGAAGGTTGTGGACCGGGAGAAATCGTTGGACTCGGTAGGATCGGTAGGATCGGTAGGGAAAGGAGGGGAAAATGACTGTCGCTGAATCTGCAAGGGCTTCTTATGAATACATCCTTGATTCCGTTATGGGCAAGCTGGCGGACAAGGGTGGTGGTCGCGGTTTCCGTAAAGCAAGGGATGAAGGCGAGTGGAAGCGTTCCATATCCGCTATGGTCGAGATGGATATAGCCGATGCGTGCAGGGAATGCAATTTCAGACGCCACAGGAGCGGTTCCATCATGGCTTTTGACGGTAAGATATTCGTTCCCATGATGAAGGAGGATCTGATGCGCCTGTGTATGGATTTGTGCCGCATAAACGGTCTTAGCGAACTGTACATGACCGATACGAGCGAGCGTTTCTACCGTACCATCGTAAAGAACGTGACGCATGAGATATTCAATCCCAAGCGTAACTTCATCACGTTTGACAATTGTGTCCTTGACACGGAAACGATGGAAACGTTCGATTTCTCTCCTATGATAGAATCGTGCATACGTATCAATATCAATTATGACCCGTTGGCGCGCAGCCCGTTGTGGGAGAAGTTCCTGGACGATGTGATCCCTGTGAAGGATACCCAGGATGCCTTGCAGGAGTTTGTAGGGTGTGCTTTTGTTGACAGGAAGAAGATCAAGATGGAGAAGATGTGTTACCTTCTCGGTTGTGGTAGTAACGGTAAGTCCGTGTTCTTTGACGCTGTTGTCAACGCGCTAGGGAAGGATAATGTTTCTTATATGGAGATGGCTGACCTGTCGGGTGACAAGTCTACGTGCGAGTACAATATAGCTATGATAAACGGCAAGCTGCTCAACTATGCTTCCGAGATGGGTGGGAAGGATGTGAGCGGTGGAAAGTATAAGAAGTTCATATCCGGTGAGCCTACTATGGCACGCCTTCCGTTCGGTGAGCCTTTCCTTGCCGACATGATGCCGCCTTTCATGGCCAATCTTAACAAGATGCCTTCTGTTTCGGACCAGACTTACGGTCATTTCAGACGCTCTCTTGTTATCCCGTTCTATCGTGTGTTTAAGGAATCGGAACAGGACAGATCTCTTCCGTTGAAGCTGTCAAAGGAATCGGCATCCATTATCAACTGGATAATAGAGGGTGCAAGACGGTTTGTTAAGAACAAGGGTGAGTTTACGAGAAGTTATACGATAGAATCCGTTACGGAGAATGCCAGACGTGATTCCAACAGTGTCCTGTCGTATCTTTACGATTCGGGGTATGATTCTTCGGGAGATATTGAGGAATCGGCTATCCGTGACCGTGACCTGTATGTGAAATACATAGCATACTGCAATGACTGTGGCGTAAGACCTTACAGCAAGAGAAAGATGGTTGACATGATACGCCAGGAAGGCTATTCCGTCACTTCCGCGTGGGATGAAAATAGGAACAGGCTGTTTCAGGTTGTCCTAAGACGGAAGTATAATCCTGACGAATATCTTCTCCAACAGGCTGATGATATAATGAAGGAGGATTTGCCGTTTTAAATTGGCATTTATTATATTTGTACCCACAATTATAAAGTAATTTTATGTATAAAAGAACTATTGATAACAGATGGAGTTTCAAAGGCTCAAATACAAAGGAATACACTCATTGTTATCACACATATCCGGCAATGATGATTCCACAAATAGCAAGAACTTTAATTGAAGAATACATTCCCCAAGAAGGTGCTAAACTAATTCTTGATCCATATATGGGTAGTGGGACCTCACTGGTAGAAGCATCAATTAAAGGGATAGATGTAATAGGAACAGATATTAACCCGTTAGCAAGACTAATAAGCAAAGTAAAGACCACACATTATAAAGAGAAAGATATACAATACAACTTTAGTGTTATACAATCTTACTTATCTGAATATAAAGAAGAACTTGTAGAAAAAAAATGCTTTGATAATATTTCAAATTATAGCTATTGGTATTCAGAAGATAGTCTTATGAGATTATCGTATTTATCACAGATTATAAATAATCATATACCTAAAGAACTTAAAGACTTTTTCAACACTGTTTTATCTGAGGTTGTGAGAGAAGTATCTTTTACAAGAAACGGAGAGTTCAAACGTTTCAGAATGCCAGAAGAAAAGATAAAAACATTTAAGCCAGACGTGTTTAGGCTATTTGAAGAAAAAACAGTAAGAAATATTAAAGGGCTTATTCAATTCAATAACGCAAACAAAGATAGTAAAGTAGGGATTTATGATTTCAACAGTAGTATATGTATTCCAGAGGAAATTATAAAGCCTGAAACAGTTGATATGGTAGTAACTTCTCCACCTTATGGAGATAGTAAAACAACCGTTGCATACGGCCAATTTTCAAGATGGGCAAATGAATGGTTTGGCTTTGAAAACGCTAAAAACCTTGACTGCATTTTAATGGGTGGGAAAAAGCAAACAGAAGAATCATTCACGACAATTTGTATAAGAGATGCCTTAGATAAAATAAAATCTTATGATATCAATAGATATTATGACGTCATTTCTTTCTTAAATGATTATTCTAAATCTATATCAAATGTTGCCAAAGTAATAATGCCAGGAGGAATTGTTTGCTATGTAGTAGGGAATAGAACTGTAAAAGGCATACAAATACATCTTGATTTCTTTACTGCTGAAATGTTTGAAAAAAATGGATTCAAACATATAAATACTTTAGTAAGAGAAATACCAAACAAAAGAATGCCTTCTAAAGCAAGCCCAACAAATGAAAGTGGGAATAAGGTAAGCACGATGTGCAACGAATATATAGTTATATTGGAAAAGATAAAATAATCTTTATAGGCTTATTTTATTTTCTCTAAACATTATTTAATCGTTATTGTTTTTACCGTATTACTTTAATGTGTATTTTTGCTGAAAAAATTTTATTGTATATGGATAATAAAGAGATTGTTTTATTTGATAGAAGTATTCGTGTTACTTCTGATTGGTATGTATGTGTGTCTGATGCCCAGTGTGCGATAAATGAAGCTCGTAACAGGACTGGTTTGAAAAGATATAATTTCAGCCAGTGGTTAAAGACGCTTTACGTAAGTGACATGGTTTCCAGTATTAATGAGAGTGGCAAGGATGCTTTCAAGGTTGAGTTTGATAATGATTCGGGTAAGATAGAGCAGTATTGTCATTTTGGTGTGTTTGTTAATATGATTTTGTCGGCAAGCCATGTTAGTGGTGTACTAGACAATGAAGATTGGTTTAATGATTACGTTTGTGATGTATATTCCATTGACTATCATGTTTATGAACACGCCAAGATACTTGCCGTTGGCGGTTTGTGGCGTTATACGACAAAGAATGCTAGGTTCAGTGATGATATCCGTATGATGGATGATATCATGTATTTCGTTCCCGATGGTTACAAGAATGCCGTGTATAGCCTGTTCTTTGATTTGCTAGGTACGTTTTATTACAATTGGGAGTTTGCGTTGCGTTATGCGAAGAAACTTCTATTAGGGGATGTGGAGGAATGATTATGAAATGTTTTATTCGTTTTGTCATGTTTCTCATATACGTTGACATTGTATTTGTTCTTCTTGTGTTTATGGTTCCTGCTGAAATGGCGTACCGATGGTCGGGTGGACGTAAGCCTTGTGGGTATGTTTCATGCCTTTCTGATTTTCTAGGATATCCTGACGGTTATCGTTATACGTTGAAGGATTTCTTTAGGGATATAAAACAGGGATGGCGTAATTTTAAGTAGTGACATGGCTAGTATTGATTATGATTATATTTTTTCCAATCTTGATACTGTGCTTGGACTTCCTTTAAGGCGTAGGGGTAAGCGGTGGACGTTGCCTGCCCGGATAAATCTGGAGAGCCATAGCAGGAAGGATAAGCTGGTTTTCTATATGAACAAGTCGGGCAGTATCACCGTTACCGAGCAGGGCGGTGATTCTGTCAACCTGTTTGACTTTCTCGTGTCTTATCTTCCCGGTTGCAGTAGTGCTTCTGATGCTTTTAGGATTCTGTCAAGCCCGGAAGGTTGCAGGATGAGTTTGAAGGATTTTTACGAGAGGGAGTATGATTCGGGTAGACAGGAATCAAGGTTTGTTGATGTGAAGTATGTTGACAGGATTAGCGATGCCGGGCATTGGAAGGGTAATAACCTGTACGAGTACCTTTCAGGTGTTTTCGGTGTTGATTCCGTGAATGATGTGTTTTCAAGGTATAAGGTAGGATGTCTTGGAAGGGAATCCGCTGTGTTCTGGTATTCCGACAAGGATGGTAATGTGTGCCATGACAACAGGATAAGATATGGGGTGAACGGTCACAGGAAGAAGGAAACCCATGCTTTCAGGAAGTTTACTACGGGAGAAGGGTTTACCTATCGTGGTTATTTTAAGCCGTTTTTAGGGGATTATTGCAGCGATGCGATAACTTGTATGGTTGAATCGGAAAAAACCGCCATAATAGCTTCTATGGCTTTTGGTAACGGTTTTGTATGGATAGCTTGTGGCGGAATGAACCAGCTTGGAAATAAATTGCCAAAAAATGTTATTTTGTTCCCCGACTTTGATAATAAAGCTATATCTTTGTGGGGTGACAAAGGACGTGTGGCAAGATGGTGGGAACACCCTATCCTGTCTTTTGGATTGAAGCATAACGATGATATCGGAGATGCTGTTATTAATAATTTGAATAGTATTAACATTAAAGAATTCAGGAAATGGATATTGGAATAGGAATTGATTTTAAGGAAAATCTTCTTTCATTGCGTAATTATATCTCTTTGGAATTTAGTTGTGATGATATTGATTTCAAGAACGCAGCTATTGCTTTCATTGACAGAATGATGGAAGAAGCGTTGGATGAGCATGATGTGAATTTCTTTGACGCATTGCAGAATGTGATTGACAACCTTGATGAGATTAATACGGTAAAGGATGTTCATGATATTTGCTGTGAATTTTACTATATCATGGATGAGAATGAGCGTGTCATGCACCGTGAGTTCTTTGAAAAACTGAAAAAATATCGTGAAAGCAAGATTGAACGTATTGTTCCTTTGAAGGAAAAAGACTGTATTGTCATGGGTAATAAGTATGTTGAATTAGGTAGCGGCAAAGAGTGTGTCGTTGACAGTATTATCCACATGCTTAGTGAGAATGACCGAATGATTAAAGATGCTGTTTTGTATGTAGACCATCTTGGTAAGCGAATAGCGTGCTCTATTGATGAGTTTAGGAAAAAGTTTGGGGTGAGGAAATAAGTCGTGTTATGGCTAATAAAGGGGAAATAAGGATTGACGGTAAGGTGATGGGAAAGGATTACGGTAAGTATTTCTATTCTCCGCGTGGTAATATGTGGGCTGTCACCTTATGTACGTATGACTGTGATGATGGTCGTATGTTTGAAAAAATAGAGTTGTATAGAACGAAGGATCAGGCTAGGGAAGCTGCATTCAGATTGAATACGGATGAAAGAAATGGGTAAGACAGATGCAAGTGTAATAAAACTACCTGAGGGGTATTCATTGAAGAAGATTGATGAGCGCACTTATGAACTAGTCAAGATTGACGATTTCAAGAAAGGAGATTTCCTGTTTGCTAAAAGCAGAACAGGAGATTTAATAGATTATGTATTTATTAATACTGGTGGTTTGAAAGCTAATTTCTTATATAAGGACAAGAATGTTCTTATCTGTAATTTAGAGTTTAACTTTTCTAACAACTATGATATCTCAAAGGCTACTCTCGAACAGATTGCTGCCATGAGAAGGCTTTTATCCGAGAATAATTTTACTATTGTTGATGGTGAAGTTGTTCCCATTACAGATCCTGTTGTCGGCTTTGTTATTGTTAATGATGTGATTTATCCTGCAAGCAAGATTTATCGAAGCAGGGAATGCGCTATGTATGATTTAAAGAGAAAAGGAAATAAAAAATGAATCAAGTAAAATTTGTAAAATTAAGACGGGATGCAGTTCTTCCCGAAAAAAAAACTGATGGTGCTGCCGGGTATGATTTGTATGTTCCTGACAACACGTTGATAAGAAAAGGTCGTAATCTGATTAAACTTGGCATAGCCATTCAGATGCCATCAAATATGAAGGCTATTATCAAGCCGAGAAGTGGATTTTCTCTGAAAGGTATTATTGGCGTTGACGGGAAGTATCATGACGCTGATGTGTTGGATGGTGTTATTGATTGTGACTATACTGGTTGTATCGGTGTTATAGTGAAGAGTTTTGAGAAAGATCTTTTCTATATTGCCGCCAAGGAGCGAATTGCTCAGCTTCTTTTCAGTAATTATATTGAGGTTGAATTTGTTGAGGTTGAAAGCCTTGATTCAACGGATAGGGGCGATGGAGGTTTTGGTCACACAAATTTGACTATCCGCAATTATCCCCAAAGGGTGATTTATGGGTAAGCAGATTAGCCTAAGCACAGGTTGTACCTGTGCTACGTTAGAAATGAATGTATAGGAACGTTGGGATGTTTATCCAAGTCCCAACCTCTTCGGTCAGTGATTAAACAGAACCTAAAGGAACGGTGTTGCTGACAACTGAAACCATTTCATAACCTTGGCGATGGGTAACTTACGGGAGAAGTCCTGGGCAGCTTTATTTTAGCTGCCGTAATACTTAAAAATTAGAGATATACAATGGAATAACTTAACTGAAGAAAAACTAATAAACTTATGGTATATGTCCTTAATAAAAATAATGAACCAGTAATGCCATGCTCAGAGAGAAAAGCAAGACTTCTCTTGAAACAGGGAAGGGCTGTCATATACAGAAAGGACGTGTTTACCATTAAACTGATAAATGGAAGCTATGGATACAAACAGCACATAACAATTGGAATTGACTGTGGAAGCAAACATATAGGAATTTCTGCAACAACCAATAAGAAAGAACTGTTCTCGGCAAATGCCGAACTAAGAAATGACATTGTTAAACTACTTTCTGACAGAAAGTCATTAAGAAGAAACAGAAGGTACAGAAAGACAAGATACAGGAAACCAAGGTTTGACAACAGAAGGATTAAAGAAGGGTGGATCGCACCCTCAATCAGACAAAAGATTGACTCACATGTAAGGATTGTCAGTTTAATCCACAAATTGTTACCTGTGAAACAGGTTAATGTGGAGGTGGTTGCATTTGACATGCAGAAGATTAAAAATCCAGACATTAAAAGATCTGAATATCAGATGGGGGAACAACTTGATTCTTATAATGTAAGGGAATATGTATTGTTCAGGGACAATCACATTTGTCAACATTGCAAGGGAAAAAGCAAGGATGATGTATTGCAGGTTCATCATATTGAGAGCAGGAAAACAGGTGGCAATGCTCCTAACAACTTGGTTACACTTTGCAAGACTTGTCATGAAAAGTACCATTCAGGTGAAATAACATTGAATGTTAATCGTGGAAAGTCATTTAGGGATGCGAGTGCAATGAGTACGATGAGGTGGTTCTTGTATGAAGAACTGAAGAGTAGGTTCAGCAATGTGAATATTACTTATGGTTATATTACTAAGTACAAGAGGATTAAGTTAGGCTTGTCTAAGGAGCATTACAACGATGCTTATTGCATAGCTGGTAATCTTAATACAAGTAGGCTTTGCAATCGTCATTTAATAAGGTTCATACCTAGGCATAGTAGGATATTGCATGTACAGAAATTCAGCAAAGGCGGTGTAAGAAGAAGTGCTAGTGCTCCTTATTGGCTTAACGGTGGTAAACCTTCAAAACATGGTATTATATTTACTAGATTTGACAAGGTTAAGTTCAATAGTGTTGTTTGTTTCATTAGTGGAAGCAGTAATGGTTTTGCTTCATTAAGAGATATAAATTGGAATAAGGTTCACGGTTGTAAGACAACTGTAACTGTTAATAAATTAGTATTAGTTTCTCGAAGGCGTGGCAGCATGTTGTTTGGGGAATTATGAGGATAGTCATATTCTTCAATAGTATTATTGGGGTTGTGTAGTTGTTCCAATGATAAGGATGATGAATACAAGGATGCTATTATCGGCACATGGGAACTTGTTCAGGTGAAAGTGGATGGTAGATGGTATCCTATGATAAGACCTACTTACGCTAAGTTTAATCAGGATGGTACTTATGTAGGAAGGGGCTATTTTGGAAATGGTTACGGTACTTATGATATTTCTGGTAGGCATTAATGAACAAATGAAAACCATTACAAAAATTTAACATATAATATTTCCCAATGTCATTATATAGTATTACATTTGCACCATACAGGGATAGGAACGGAGTAGCTACCTTCCGACAAGCTGAAGTCAGTACGGCTTCCCTGTTCTCCTTTTTACTGGCAAAACATAATACTGGCTAATATGCAATTAGTTTATAAATTTGACATCAACCATTATGACAGGCTTTGCGCTATCTGCCGTGTTACGAATAACCTGTACAACCATGCGTTGTATATTGTCCGTAACGAGTTGAAGGATAACGACAGGTGGCTGTTCTATCCCGACTTGGACAGGATAATGAAAAACGTCACCAACCTTGAAGGTACGGTAAATTACAGACTTGTGAAATCACACGTAGCCCAACAGACATTGCGCATGCTTGACAAGGCAATGAAGGGATATGTCAAAGCTGTAAAGGATTGGGCGAAGAATCCGGGGAAGTATAACGGTAAGCCCGAACTGCCATGCTATCACAAACGTGGTGGGATGAGCAATGCGATATATACCAACCAGTCGTGCAAAATACATGACGTGTATATAATACTTGACCGTGACTTGAAAATACCCGTTCCGCAATGGGAGAAGTACAAGGACAGAATCGAACGGTTCAAACAGGTTAGGATAATTCCAAAACGTACATACATGACCGTGGAGGTTGTATATGATTGTGGCTGTTCGGATAATGTCGGTACTGGTATGGCTTCGATAGACTTGGGTGTGAACAACCTTGCCACGCTGGTTTGCGGATGCAATGCTCTGCTGTTTTCCGGCAAGGTTGTCAAGTCATACAACAGATGGTTTAACAAAACATTATCCATGTTGCAATCCATAAAGGACAGGCAGGGAATAGAGAAACTGACAAACAGAATGAGAAAGATGTATGAGAAACGTGAACGGTTTATGAATGATTCGATGCACAAGACCAGCAGGCGTATCGTTGATTATCTTGTATCACACCATATAGGCACTCTTGCTGTAGGCTACAACAAAGGATGGAAGAAATCCGTCAATATGGGCGGAGTAAACAATCAGAAGTTTACATTCATCCCTTTTGCGAGGTTGAGAAGCTGCCTTAGATACAAGTGTGAACTTGCAGGTATCAGCTATATCGAACATGAGGAAAGTTACACTAGCAAATGTGACGCTCTAGCTATGGAGGATATATGCAAGCATGATAGCTATCTCGGTAAGCGTGTCAAGCGAGGGCTGTTCAAGTCGGCAATTGGAAAGGTTATCAATGCCGATGTGAATGGTGCGCTTAATATAGGAAGAAAAGTATTCGGTGATTCTTTCATGATAGCCGATAGTGGGCGTTGGTATCGCCCTGAACGGATTAACGTTCTAAAATGTATGTATGAAAATGTACATTAATGCCTGATAGTGTACTGAACAAGTATTTTATCTTAGCCATGTTTGTTGAGTTTGGTGAAACTAAGTATGACCGTATCTTCTTTTCTGATAAGAAGGATGCGGATAACATAAAGGTATGTGATTTATTATGATTGGAGTTATGTTGAATAGCAGGGTGAAAATTATAAACCGTGATAAATACATTTCACTTCACGGTGAAGATTCTGTAAGCAAGTCAAATGTATTCGGTGAATTTGTCACTGTTAAATACTGTTTTGAGAATGGTGAAAAGTTTCTTTGTGCGGATGATCAGGGTAAAGAATATATTCTTTTTTCGGATTGTATTGCTTATGTTGATCATGTTAAAGAGAGAAGCATCCTTGATGAAGCAAAGGATATCCGCAACAACAGCAGACAGTCTGACTATGGTGATGCAGTAGTCAATTTTGAAAATATTTCCAAGATGGCTTCTTTGATTACGGGGAAGGAATTATCTCCTTATGACTGTGTTGCTGTACAGATAGCTGTAAAACTATGCAGACAGGGATTCCATAAAAAGCGTGACAATATGGTTGACTTGGCTGGTTACGCTGATATAATGCAATTGATAGTGGACAAGGAAAATGTGAAATATGGGGAAAAAGGCTGATAACGCTTTGGTTTTTAGGAGAGTTCTAGCGGCAAGCGGTCTTTCCGATACTGATATTAACAGGAAAAGCAGGAAACATGATATTGTTATGAACCGTGCGCTTGTGTGCTGTGTCATGCGTGACATGGGTTTAAGTATATCTGAAATTTCTGATTTCCTATGTATTGACAGGAGTAGCATATACAATCTTTTTAAATATTCTTCTGAACTTGACGAGAGGGTAAGGGAAATAAAATCAAAGATAAAGGAGGAAAGGTAATGGGTTTGAATAAAGGATGGGGTAAACTTCCCCTTAGTAACAATCTTCTTATTGACGATGAAAAACAGAAGAAGATTGATATAGCAAAGCATATTGATGATGCGAATGAGATGGAGTTATGGGCTGCGTCCGCTTATGTCATAGATACCAATCCTGTCTTGTTTTACAGGGCTACACACGTTGTTGACGAGGGTATGTCAGAGCGTTCTTTGCTTATGAAAGCCAAGCAATGGGTTAATTCTCCAAGAATAACCCAGATTGTCAATTATGCCAAATCTTCCATGCTTGCTTCCGATTATGTGACACCATCCATGAGGCGTGTATTGGAAGGTGAGAATAAGGAAAAGACAAAGACTTTGATAAACAAGGATAACCTTGAATTTGAAGATGCGATAAGCCTTATAGAAAGTTTCCTAAAGCGTTCTGATATAGATACTGCTGATTTTAAGGATGTGAAAGGTGCACTTGATATGCTTGCAAAGTTCAAAGGTTGGCTTTCTGATGATGATGCTAGTGAGGATTTCTACGACAAGACCACTATAGCGTTTTTCCCATACGATTGCGACAAGTGTGTACGTGCCAAGGCAGGGTTATGCAACAAGTGTGTATATCATCGTGAATCAACAGGTGATCTTAGTGATGACGAACGTAAATGGATAAAGGAAAACGATACATGGAAAGGGTAGTCTATGTCTGTAAGGAAAACCACTAATTTGACGGTAAGGAATAAAGAAAGGGAAAGGCGTGTAAGGGAAATAGAGAAAGAGGGAGTATTTGATTATTTCCATAAATTTACTCCTGTCCAGTTGTACAAGTACCTTTCGCCTCTATGTAGTATTGATGCGTTACGGGTATTACGTTTGTGTGTATTATCCGCACAGAGGGGAGATAATATGATAACGTTGAAGTTTATAAGGAGGCAACTGAAATACAAGCCTAGGCGTTCTGTTTTTGATTCATTGATAAATGCCGGATTGATAGTAGAACCAGTTCCTAATGTTTTTTCCTGTACGGTGAAGGTGAATGAGTATTCTCATATATTGAGCATGATGCGTATTAATGATAATGCTCCCGATGTCGTAGATGTGGATGATTTAAATTGTTACAAAGTTGTAGCAGAGGATAATATTAGTTACCGTGTCGTTAGCAAACGTGGGAGTGTTATAAAGAGTTTCACTGACAAGAGTGAAGCAAGCAATTATCTTGACGAACTGTATTTCCCTAAAGGTGAAGATGGTGATGTAGAGGCATTGTCGAAAGAGGAAGAGGAAGAATTAACCATTTAGTTAACTATTTTTAGTATTGTTTTCTGTGTTAGTTTATTTTTTAATATTACTTTTGTCGCATGAGATATTGCTATGATAAAGAACGGTATGATTATCTTGTCAACGAGATTTTTAAATGTGGCAAGATACTTAAAGAGAACACCACTAACGGTAAGGAAGTTAGCTGGAAAGTTTTCTGGATAAGGGTGGACGCTCACAAAAGAAGGCTGTCCGCAATGAGAGAATTGGATAAGATTAAGGAGGAAAAATATAAAAAATAAAAAAATGGATTTAGTATTAAATTGTAAAGTAAAGAAAGTAGGTCAGTTACAGACTGGTACAAGTAAGGCAGGCAATCCTTGGCAGAAGAGAAATTATCTCGTTGAGGAAATAGGTGCTACCTATACCAAAGAGGTGTATTTCTATGTAATGGGAAACCTGTGTGATCTTCAATTGAAAGAGGGTGATACTATTACTGCCCATCTTGAAATCAGAGCAAGAGAATACCATGGTAAATATTACAATGAAGTTGGGTGCTTTAAGATAGATATGCCGCAACCAGCACAAGCACCTTCATCTGCTCCATCACCTGCACCTGTCCAGCCTGAAAGACGGGATGATTTGCCCTTTTAGTATTGCAATGCTATCCGAAATGTGTGGTTTTTGCCTGTATTGATTAAATTCTTGTTTTTGTTTGCGGATGGAGGTTTATCTTTTTTGCCATATTCGGGTTTTCCTCCATCCGATTTTTTTGTAGTGGCATTAAGGAACAAATTTGGCTTAATTCGCAATAATTATTATATTTGTGGTGATTTTGTCACCGTCGAAGATCCTTAAAACAACATTTTATGACTGTTGTTTGTATTTTAAATCTTTTCATAATTTAAAAGGGGTAGGGGTGGTATAGTCCTTTTCATTTATGCTATAACCACCCCTTATTTACTAAACGTATGAAAAAAAAAGAACTTCTAAAAAAAATGAGAAAATATCAGTCTTGGCGGAAAGGTGCTGATATCCCTATGATGCCGCCATCAGAAGTCACTAGGATTATTGATTCAGCAATAACGGTGATAGAAAAGTCTGATACAAGCAAGGCGAATGCTGTGCTGTTTAAAAAAGAAGTTATAGACAAACTTCACATTACTGTTGGTGCTATGATTTTGGATGGATATGACGAGTTAGATTCTTGTGTAAAGTATGTTAATGACTTAATACGTGAGTTAGATGAAAATTAATTTGTTTGTAAACGGAAATTTGGTGTGTGACCGAAGCGAAGCGAGGGAGCACAGGGGCAGTCTAGCTGCACAGGGGCAGTCGAAGTTATAACACTATGTGGTGAGGAACTTCCTAGCGATTATGACATTTCTGATGCTGTTATAATTGATGGCGATATTCATTGTCGTAGTATCAGTTGTAATGGCATTGTTGTTTGTAAAGGTTCTTATACCGTTATAGAGGAAGGGGGTGATTATGGGTCACTCTAACGGTAAAATTACTGCACCTGTAGGATTGGATAGTGATGTATATCCTACCCTTGGTATTGGTGCTACTAGTGACGGTTATGATTTAGGATATGCTTGTCTTAGCGAAAAAATTAATATGTGGAGTTATATAAAACCCAAAGAAGCGTCTAGCCCTTCATTTGACAACGCTAGTTTACCTGGTATAATTTATGATTCTGTAAATAAGAAATTAGTATATGATAGACCTAAAACATGGGCCAGGCTTACTGATTTTGATGGATACGATCATGGGGCTAAACCTCTTACAATAGATAAAGATATCCTAACTAATCCTGTAGATGCTACAAAGACAACGTTTGTACTTACAATTTCACCATATTGGGCTGATTCTAGGTATAATTGGGGTAAAATACTTGGGGGATTTACTTGGTCTAATATGAAGATAAAGGTGGAAGTATATAATCAATTAAAGAAGTTGGTGGATTCTGGAGTTTTCGTTGTAAGTAGTATTGATAGTACAGGAAAAATTTCAATTACCCTTAATCGCAATAATCTCATATCTATGGGGGATACATATATTTATATTAAGGGCTATTTTTGTGATTACAGTGGAAATGTATTATGCTTAATCCCTACTACATCTGACGGATTTATTCGTAAGCCGATAGTGGTTACACAAAGTCTTTCTATTACACTTGGAAATACAACAGCAAACGCTTCTGGATTCTCTGTTTATGGACAGTTGACAAATGGGTCTACTTCTTCTAAATGCAGATTAAACATTACAAATAACACTTCTAGTGATTACGTTGCTTCATCCGGCAGACCATACGCTAGATATAGATGGAGAGCGAAAGATGGATCTTATACAGGTCAATGGTCAGGTAATATATTGATGCCTTCGTGCACAAATATTCCTAAATCATTTACTCGTAATGATGTGGTTGATGCTGGTAATCCACCGTCTTATGGTAATGTTACTCAATGGTATGTTGATTATCAAGTTATTATGTATCAAACACCGGATATAATATACACAAGCAATGGGCATGGAACGGCAGCTTAGGTCTGTCTGTGTGTATTCTATATTGCTCGTCAATGCAGAACTGGCATGGGTTCTTAGATGTTACTGCTGTCCTCCATCCCTTGAAATTTGGAATGTTTTTCCATGAGTTGTAATTTGCTTCATTAAAAATACCTAGAATCATCTGCTGTTCTATAACATACAACTGGCTTATACCGTTTGTAGCATATCCTCTCCCATAATGTTTCTGTTTGCTTGGTGGAATAAATGATACGTTATATGGTGATGATATGTTGTTCCATATCTTCTTTTGAACCTCATCCGTTATTTTCTCTATATTGTTCGTTTTTGTGGACAGTAATGTATTGGCAAGATATACTTCAACAACAGCGCGGAATCTGTTTGTATTTGTGTTTATTCTCTGCTTTGTCGTTTCTCCACCGTATGTTCTTTCCATATATTCCTTAATGCCGTTGTCCGTCATTGAAATATACTCCCATCCAAGATCATCGTTTAGTTCTAGTGACAGTTTATTGCTTTCCAGTACATATTGGTATATGTCGTTATATATATCCTCACGGAACTTTTTGGTCAGTTCCATCACTTTTTCTTTTTGGATATCCGATAGTTTTGATATTGACTTGAACGATTTAGCCCCTGCCAAAAGGAATATGGCTAGAAGGTCTTTAGAAAACTTCTCCGCACGCTCTTTGGTTGACGATTTTATACCGTTGGCAAGTCTTTTTACCTGGAAGTAATAGTCTGCAATCTTAGATATTTCTTCTTTGTTGATCATTGGCTTCTACTCTTTCTGTTATACCGTTTGCTATCATGTTTATCATCAAACTCTTGAAATCACTTTGGCTGTAAACTTTTTGCCCGATTGATGCTAGAGTTTGAAATATGACAATTTGATTCTCATACAAAACCTTTTGGTTCTGTATGATAGCGTCAAGTTTGGATAATATTTCTCTTTCGTTGTCCATAGTGCAAAGGTATGTATTTTAAATAAAAAAGGCAACAGTAAAGATTCACATCTGCCTGCTGCCAAAGTAAAAACATCGTAATGGTTCATTTACATAGTGCAAAGTAACAAAAATATGGTATATTTGCAATAATAAAATATATAAATAGTGTTAATTGTTTTGTAATACCTAAAAATATGGCAACCATAGATTCTATAATTTTATCAGATTATATTTTAAAGCATTGTGGTCCAATGTCACATTTAAAATTGCAGAGATTATTATTTTACTGCGATGCTTATCATTTGGCATATTTTGATAAAGAATTAATTGAGGATTCTTTTGAGGCATGGGTACATGGACCTATTAGTCGTAAGGTTTACGGTAGTCTTAAAGATAAATATATGCTGTATGAAGAATTGACCTATTCAAATGAAAACCAAAAAGATGTAGATAAGGAATTTGAAAAGTTGACGCAAGACCAGCAGGATTTTGTTATTAGTATTTTGGAGGAATTATATACTTGGACAATGTTTGAATTGGGAGCGTCAATTCGCAACGAAAAGCCTTGGAAAGAAGCTAGAATTGGCTATGGAGAGGCAGATAAGTGTCATGTGGAAATTTCAAAAGAAACAACTAGATTATTCTATAAGAAAGACTTAATTCAATGACTTTACGTTTGTACATAAAAAAAGCAATAGAATAGATTGAGCCTTTCTATTGCCTAAATGAATAAATCTAAAAAATGCAATATGTTACTGCTAGTTGTATCCATTTAATGCTTTTTGGAAATTGTTGAGGTTGTCAAAATAATATAGACAACCCCATTAAATGATATCTTTAAATAAGTTTTACTTTTTGCAGTTAAATCTGCACATCTAAATATCAACTAGCTTAATTATTACATTGCAAATATAATACTTTTTTGTATATTTGCAATGTATCAATAAATAAAAAATCATGGAACTATTATTAGAAAGAAAATGGTGTAAGCCTGATTATACTATAGGGCGTTTGTATATTGATGGTGAGTTTTTCAGTAATACGCTTGAAGATCGTGTTGTTGACGTGAATAAGAATGGAGTGTTTGATGGAAACGAGAAGAAGGTTTATGCTGAATCTGCTATTCCTTATGGAAGATACCAGGTTATATACAACTGGTCCCCAAAATTCGGGCGTAATATGCCAAGACTGTTGAATGTTCCTCATTTTGAGGGTATTCTTTTTCACGCTGGGAATACAGCAAAGGATTCTGCCGGATGCATCCTTGTAGGCAACAATACATCAAAAGGCAGACTTACCGAATCACGCTATACTTCTGACAAGTTGAACAAATTGATTGACGATGCGATAAAGCGTGGCGAACAGGTTTGGGTTACGATTAAGTAGTGTGTTATCTCATCAACCATGTGTTGAAGGAGTTACGGGAGCGATGTTTTTGTCGCTCCTTGCTTTTATAAAATGGAGATATGAAAGAATTAACTAGTTTAGATTACTGTAAGTTGATAGCGTGGCTTATATATCATAAGTATAATGTCATTTTGAATAAAATCCAGATGCAAAATATTTTATTCATGTGCTATGAACAATATTTAGTTAGTCATAATTCCCCATTGTTTAATGATGATGTTCCTAAAAGATGTCTTTTGGGTCATGTTTTTCCTAGATCTTATAAGGTATATTTATATGAAGTTCCACAAGAATTAACTGTATCAGAAAAAGAACGTTTTTTGAAAGATAAAGATACGCTTAGAATGATTACAAGAACAGTTGAGGATTATTATGGTTATTTTTTCCCGTTGTTGATTCCTTCTGAAAAAAGAAAATATGCTAGGGAAACTTTCTAATTTCTTCTGTAAATTGAACAAAGAGGGTTGGGATGGTTGCAATACTTTTCCCATAGAACGAGATTCATACTTAAATGCCCGTAAAATAGTAATAAATACTCCTGATTCAATCCTTCGGTTGTGGAATGTGTTTCCGTCACCTAATGGCACTATTTCCTTTGAGTTCAAAGGACGAAAGATTACGACAATGAGTGTCGGAAACAAAGACTTCTCGTATGTTGCCATGAAATAATCAGGGGATTGTATAATGGAACATAGGGATTTCAATATAGATAAAGCGGTTGATGCTCTCATTGTTATGAGTAACCTATTTAGCTATTTTACTTAGACTTTTAATGTTGTACAATTACTTTGTTTCATTTCCATACTTAGCGCAAAAATACACCTGTATTACTTTTTCGTCTATGTGTTGATAAACTGTGGTTACATCCCACGGTCCATTTTCAATATGTGTTCTTTTGTTTAATACAAACGGGTTTACTTTCGCTAATGGGATAAATCTGTCTAAGAAGTCACATAGTTCTTTATCTTTTACTATTTTTACAAGTTCATCATTAGTTTCTCCCGAAATGGATGTTATGGAACCTGCTCCATACTTTTTGAAACAATCATACGTGTTTTTTTCTACTGGGCCCCATTGCCATGCCAAAAATGGATCTTTAATCAATGGTTCATGCCTTATCGCATAAGAAAATCCATGAGCAAAGTAAATCATGTTCAAGATAGACATATTTGTAACGGGCGTGTTTTGCTCTATGCACTTTTTTACAAAATAGTCTGCAATAGCTAATCCTTTGTATTTTTGGTGGTATTCCATAGTTATTTTTCCAAATTAAATGCTATAAGTTTTGACACAATTAATACTATAACGATTTGTAATGGTGTCCATTTGTTCCTTAATGCCTTTAATTATGGCGATTTCGCCATAATTAAAAATAGGTAGGTATTAGACAAGGGCATCACTTCCGTAACGCCCTTGTTTTTTTATATTAATCCAAGCACCATACCTACTGCTCCCCAGAATACATCTCTCCATTCGGGCACTCCTTGTCTAAGCCACTTATCGTAGACGATTTCTTTCCCTACAAGGAGGAACAAGGTTAGTGCTATTGCTGTCCATACGGAGAAAAACCATTGCGCCATGCTTACTACAAGTATTCCTGCAATGAGGTGTTCCATTCCGTCAACTCTCAAATTGTTAAGGCATATATAGTCTAATGCCCTTCTTATTTTTCTTAGTAAGTTTGTAAATTTTCCCATAGTTTAGCTGTTATCGTTGTTATCGTTGTTTTCATTGTTTTCCTCTATCACCCTAGCTTCCATATCGTTTAATCTTCTGTCTTGTTCGTCCATTCTATCATCTTCATTATTTGCAGCGAAATCGCATTCCTCTCTTGCTGTCTGCAATGATATTATTCGGGCGTTTACAAGCTGAACGATTGTGTTGTTCCATTCAGAGAAATCTATGTACGAGTATGGCTCTATGGTAGCGTTTATTCTTAGAGCGTTATAACCTGTTGCGTCACCTTCCATTACTCCTACATAGTATTTGAATATATTGGCCATGTCATTTATGGCTGTATTCATCATTTGTGCATCACTTCTCGCCCATTCCATTTCCGGCTCGTAATACATTGCCGTTGTTCCAGTAGGTCTGTCACCTGATGATGATTGCATTGGCGGAACAACACCGCTTCCGTCAAGTATCCCGTTGTATATGTTATCTATTTCGGTGAACAGTGAGTTTGAAGCGTCCATCTTACCCATGAACTGTGCATCATCTTCTGCTCCTACACGTAAAATGGAAGTTCCTCCCAATCCGTTTCTTTGAATGTTTATTCTTCCGTTAGTCTTGATAAGTAGCATTTGGAATGCCTGTCGTGTGTTGTATTCTCCTATCATTGACATTAAGAACTCGAAATCGTCTATCAAGTCCTGTACTGCCCCCCAAAATGGAAGTTCAAGCCGTAGATATACTACAGGTATAAATCCCAGGTTATGGAATTGATGCAGTTGTATTATATTTCCGTTTTCATCAATATCCGTTGCTATATCTCCGTTGGAATCAAGCGTGTAGAACTCATCTTTAGTCCATACATCGACAAGTGTGTCTGTATGTTCTTCTCCATCAGCCGATATATATGTGGTTGTATATTCCCTTGCGAAAGCTATTCTTTCGCCTCTTCTGTTTTTATGCTCATATAGTATATCTCCTTTTGAGTAGCTGAAAGACCTGTATTTTATCTCGTCCTTATCCTTATATATATATATGGCAGCATCTCCTACCTTTCCGGCTTCGCTTATAAGTTCAAACTTGGCTGTTTCCATGAGAGAATCAGTCCAGTATTCCTTGTATGTTGTCAGCTTATCCCTGTTCTGCTGGTTTGACGCGCTTTTCTTTATCTGAAATTTAAGAGGATTGGTACATAGGTGTGACACCCTTTTCTTGTGTATCATCCTTTGAAGAGGAAATGCTCGTCTTTGCAGTGCATAGGGAGTTGATGCCAATTTCTTTTTTCTTTTCTGAGCACCTACATTCGCGCTTTCATCATCCGATGATGTGGCATCCTCGTCTGACGGGATGCTGTCTTTCCAGTCGGGTCTGTTGTGTATATAATGTCCTGATGTATCCCATTGCGCTAGAAAATCATCTTGTGACATATATTTGTATATCAAAGTGGAGCGTCTTGGCTTTTTCTTTGTTCCTCCACCTCTTCCATCGTCACATCTTGACGGAAGTGCCACTTTGAACGGTTCTTTTCGTAATAAAACGTCTAATTTTAAAATTTCCATAGGTAATTATAAATATTTTAATTCATCCATTATATCGTTAGGTATGTCAATCATTACATCGCATATATCAAAATATGTCCTGTATAAAAATGTTCCTTCTATCAAGTCGGGCGAGCATCCTACAATCTTTTTTGCCTCCTGTTTTTTCAGCAGTCTTAGTTTCCCGTTTTCCCTTTCCACGTCACGTCTTATTGCTCTTCTCTGATTCATCAGTGCTTCCCGTATTGTTTTGTTCACATACGGTTTGTCAAGAAGTTCCGGGTTTATACTGAATCCGCAATATCCTAGGTTTGTTCCTTTTATACGTGTTGCCATCTCATCGGCAAGCTGTGCCCTTAGATCGAAATAGAATCTTACAGGCTGATCATCCTTGCTTTTGTCTAGTCTTTTCGGAACGCCTCTAAGTATTGCCAGGCTTTCGGGGAATGCGTCACGAAATGTAGGTGCTCCAAGACCGTCAAATGCCAGTCTGTTTTCACCGATTCCCCATTTCCGTAGATTGTTTCTTACCCATAGGTTCAAATTCCTAGGCTTTAATGTGTTTGACCATTCTAGGTCTTGTAAGTGATGTCCTATGAAGTGCCCCATTACACAAACGTCACCAAGACCGTATGCTATATCCAGTGTAGCACATTCAAAGTAATCGTCAAACACAGGCTGCGATGAGAACATTTCCTCCATTTCGTCACGGGTTATCCACTCGTTTCCCCCTTTTATCAGCTTCCATGAACCTAATGCGTTTATGGATACTTCCTGTGCTGTTCCTCCAAGGTTTTTCTGATAGTCGGGATTGGAAGCCATAAGTATCTTGTTATCTTCCAGCCCGGAAGCTATAAAGGTTATGCTCTTGATGTATCTTTTACAGTTTGTTTCGTCAATTTTGGTATTTTTACCGAATCTTGCGATGATATAATCTTTTGCCTGAGCAAATACTTCTTGTGGGCTGTCACCCCATGCTGTTTCATGTATAGTATCTCCATATTGAAAGAAATATCTTACTTTCCCCGATCTTTCTGGAATTGCTATTCCATCATCGTCTACCCACCATGATACCATTGCTCTCCAGAAATCGCTGTACGGATTTGGGTTGCACGCGCCTATAAGACTTGTTCTTAGTCCTGATGATGAACGCAATACCGTTTGAAGGTAGTTTATGATAGGTTCCGTTGCCTGTGAGCACTCGTCTATCGCCACCTTCACAACGTTACCACCCTGTTGTCTATCCTTAAATTCATTTACGCCTTTTTCTCCCGACAGGCAGGCATCACCGAAATAATCATATCGTATTTCACCTCCTGCGTCAAGTCTTGAAAGGCGTTTTGAATCAATATACTCACCATAAGGTTCAACCATTTTTGAAACCACTTTAAGAATACCGTCCGCTTTTTCTGCGGATGTCTTATCCTTACGGAAAACGAGCGCGGAGAATGACGGGTGGTTGCATGAACTCAGTATATCCATTCCAAGGCATACGGATTTTCCTCCCCCACGATTCCCGTGCAGTATTTTTATTCCTGCCTTGTTCCTTAAAAATGCTTCCTGCGAACCTTTCTGTGGGGCAAGCAAATTTACCTTGTACCCCTTGCTTCTTCTGTCCTCTATATATTTTTGGACGAAATCAAGGCTTTTATATGGTATAATTCCCCTTTTGCCATATCGTTTTAACGATTTGACAACATCCTTAGTCTTTAATCCTCTGTATTTTAAATCAATTTCTTCCATTGTATTATAATGATTCGCAAATATAATATTTTTTTAAATATTTTTTTGCTTACACACAAATTTTAACTACATTTGCATCGGTAAGAGGTACTTACTATGCACAAAGGTCTTGTGCATGAATCACATAAAAAAACAAATAGTATATGAATGAAAATGTAAAAGTCATTTTTGAAGGTATCAAGAATGCGTTGGGGGAAAGTAGCTCCGTTATTACAGATCGTACAATCGAACAGACAATTAATGAGTTCTCAGCGTTCGCACCGCAGGAAAATGCGGAAAAGTTCTGGAATGAAAGTGTTGTAAATCATTTAAAGAACACAGTGGCAGGTCAGGTAAGAGCGTTTGCGTCTGATAAGCGCAAAGAGTGGGATACAATCAAGGAACAGGAAATATCCAACTTGAAAAAGGAATGGGAAAAATCACATCCTGCACCACAACCGACACCAGCACCGCAACCACAACCTACACCGACACCAGCACCCGAACCGAAACCGTTTGAGTTGCCCGATGATGTTAAGGCTAAACTTGAAGAGTTTGAAAAGTTCAAGAAAGAGTTTGAAGCTAAAGAGCAGGAGGAAAAGCAGAAGCAGATTGTAACTGAAAAGCGCAAGAAGCTGTCTGATTTGATTAAACGCCCGGAAGCGGGTATGCCTAACGAGTTGTTGCGCAACATCATTTTTGAGAACATTCAGATTTCGCCCGAAGAGGAAGATACAAGCATTCTTCTGAAAATACAGGGAAAGTACAATGAAACGTGTACTAAATACACAAAGGATGGCATTAATCCTTTCATCTCTGACAAGGGTGGTTCTAGCGATGTAAAGTCATTCATAGATAGAAAGAGAGAAGAAGATAAGGCTAACAAGGAAAACAACATTGTCAGCCGATATTACAGTAAAATTAACAAATAGTTTTTTTAATTATGAAAGCAGGAGTTCTTGCAACAAGTTATAGTAAGATTGGTGGCGCAAGACATATCTTTTCTAATGATACGTCTTTGCACGTACTGTTGGTAGGATGTAACGTTCCAGTAGAACGTATGCCTACAGTTGGGAACAAACTTCCGGCTGGTACCATGATTAAATGTGATTCCTCAAAGCAGAATGGCGGTGACATTCACTATTCATTCAGAATGTACGAGAAATCGGATTCTGGTGCTACGGTAAAAGTTGAAAAAATCATGGGTAATACAGTTGCCAAGGTTGGCATGGTTGTCGGTAAAGCACCTACTACTGCCGCAGGTACTACAACTGGCTTTACCATTAACGCTATTGATTCGTCTCATGACGAATATGACATCCTTACATTGTCCGAGGATGCAGGTGAATTGGAATTGACCGATATTTTGGTTGAAGTTACACAGGTTGGTGCTAGCGCAAAATTCAAGGTTATTCCTAATGCTATCCTGCCTTATGATGTTGACACCATTCCCGGTGCCACTCTCTATCCTTTCAACGGTGCATGGATGGTGACAAGTGAGATTTTGGAAAAACGCATTCCGCCCGTAGCTTCGGCAATCAAAAAGGCGATGAAGGATGATGAATCATATCCTTGCGTTTTCCGTTACACATTGTATAACTAATTAAATTTTTTCGTTTTATGCAAAGATCGACATTTAGTTTCTATGATTGGCATTTCTCTGGGGAGATGCAGGAACTTATGGATTATGCCAATCAGAAATTTGATAACGAAAACTGGAGAAGCTACGGAGATTGGGATGTTCCTCAGATGAGCAAATCATGGAACGTGATGGTTGACGAATACACACAGGCTACCCGTCCTGTGATGCTGGCTCCTTTGGCTGAAAAGCCTATTATGGACACTACTGGATTTGAATGGTATTCGGGCCGTATTCCGAAGATGGGTCACGCCATTCAGTTTATGGAAACCGATATTCAGGAGTTCTATGAACTTGACATTCCGCAAGGTGCATTGCTTGACAAGATCCGTGAGAAGTGGTACACAAAGATGGAAGCATGTATCCAAGGTTTCCATACCGAGTTGAACTGTATGGTTTATCAGGCTCTTTCTACAGGTATGCTTAACTATACAGCTAGTGGTACCAACTCAATTCCTGTTCAGATTGACTATCGTGTTCCTGCAAAACACAAGTTGAAAGCGTTGAAGCAGAAATGGTTTAGCGATACTGCCTGGACACCGAACGAGAATGCAGATCCTATTAAAGACCTTCAAAGAATGTGTAAGATTGCCGACAATGACGGTGTACCATACGACCACTTTGAAATGCCCAAGGATTTGTATGACAACTTCCTGATACACCCGAAAGTGACAGCAGCAGTACAGGCTCGTCTTGTTCCTGCCGCAGCATCTACTACAATCTATCCTATGAACAATCAGGAGATTGTTGATGTGCTGATGAAGGTATTCTCTATTCCTGTGATTATCCCTATTGAGGAAAAATCAAAATGGAACAAACTTGGCGTGATTGAGGAAGCCGAACCGTCTTTTGAAAAGAACACCGTTGTTCTTGTTCAGAGCGGTCAGTTCTTCCGTATCAAGAACTCACCGTCAATGTATTTGCAGGATACCAACCCGGCTGTACGTATTTCTTCTTTGGAAGGCGGACGTATCGCGTTCTTGCATCAGTATTCTTCTGAACCGTATGCTGAGAAGAGTTCAGGTGAATTGTGGGCGTGTCCTGTGATGAAGAATCCGAACAACCTTATCATCATGAAGGTTGACGAACAGTCAAATGCGGGATTGTAAAAAGTTGAACCATGAAGGTTATTATTGATATAAATGGCGAAGGCACAGCAAAGGGCGCAGGGGAGTATTTCATTGGAGATACTCTCACGCTCCAAGCTATTCCCGAAGAAAGTGTAGAGTTCGGATACTGGCTTATTGCCGACAATGAAACATTGAAGCCGGAGGATAGACTGAAAGTTTCGGATAATCCGTTCACTATTCAAGTTACCCCTCAGATAACAGCAAAGGGTAACATGAAGGTAGAAGCATATTTCTATATGTCTATGCGTGAATATCTGAAAGCACAGATTGACTATGAGTTGAAAAACACATCGTATATCAGTGTTGCCCAGAAATGGGGATTCCGTTTGTCTGATGATAGCCGTGAAACGTCTGAGATGAAGAAGGATTTGGCTTATGCTGATTTGTTGCTCATTGTTTGTACTGCCCCTTCAACGATACAGGGAAAGACAAAGAAAGCCGGAAACTGGTCAATTACTGACACAAGCAAGACTATTTCTATCAATGACAAGAAAAGATTGGAGCAACGCGCAAAGGATTTATACGCCAAATGGGGTTTGAATTTGGATGTTGGAACAGATGTTGAAATAACTAGATTAAGATGGTAGTATGGGAAAGAGTATTTTAGGTGAGGATATGTTTCCTGATATGGTTAGAATTTACCAGAACAAGAACAGTTCGGATAAATATCAGACTACCCCATATTGGGAGATGATATACGAAGGAAGGGCAAACATACAGGAAAAGGACACAGGTTCGGAAACGAATGATGTTGACAAATCCGAATATGCCGCCTACCTAGAAGATAACGATGTAACCATACCTTCCGGGTGTCTGTTGGATTGGCAGAATTTCAACCATCCGTTTTCGGACAACAGCAATAGTTGGCGTGAGATAAAGAAACCTCCATTTAACAATATGGAATTTGGTACGGTGATATACTTTAACCAAATAGAAAACTAGAATACTATGACAATCAATTGGACGGAAATAATACTTGCTTTGTTGGGTACAAATGGCATAACCCTTCTAACTTCAATGTTAATGTTTAAGCAGAAGAAGGAAAAGATGGAAACTGAAATTGATTCTTCTACCTTGGACAATCTTGAAAAGGGGTTTGCTATTCAGGGTGCTCAGTTGAAGAAGGCGCAAGAGGAAATTTTGAGTTATCAGCAATCTCTCCACGATGCTTATCAGAAGATACAGGAGCTTTACAATGAACTGAATGATATTAAAACAGAACTGAAATTCGCTAAAGATGATCGAAATTTGCTAAAAAAGCAGATTGAGAAACTGAGTAAACCAGTAACAAGAAAGACAAGTACAAAAAATGCAGGCAAATAACAACGATAAAGTATTGAAAGAGTTTGGTAGTAATGTCCAGCTTGCCTTGGATGCTTCTATCATGCAGTTCATGGAGGATATTGCTACGAATATCATGGATGATATAAAAGACATGGAGGGCTTTACCAACCAAACTTTCAATCTTGAAGATAGTTATGGATGTGGCATTTACAAAGATGGGGTCCTAAAGAAGATTGTGTGGGCAAATGCAACGAAAGTTGCAAATGAGCCTAGGAAACGTAACAATGTAGAATATTGGGGGCGTGAACTTGCCGAAGATTTCTTCAACAGTTATAAATCCGATTGTTCTGAAAAATATGAACTGGTTGTCGCTGCTGTCATGTATTATGCCAAGTATGTTGAGAACTATCACCTGTTGAACGTTCTTTCAGATTCTTGGATTAAGACAAAGACAGATTTAAAAGGGGGTAAATATACTGTGGTTTTTAAGAAAATTGCAGCTAATATGTTAAACAAATATTTTAAGTGAAGTTATGGGCTACTTTAATCCTTCAACAATAAATACCATCTTGTACAATATTGTATTGGACAAGAAGATTGCTGACGATGTATATAAGGTGCAGCGTCCTGCAAGTGTTGATGATAAGGTAACTAGTTTTATTGTCGTAAACAACAATACAAGAATTGTCAGCAATACCGAGAGCGGCCCTTACGGTCACTTCGGGAAAGGCGAAACGATGGCTACGGTTACTCTGTTTGTAAGGGCATTGCCAGGGAACGTATATCCGTCTGTCATGGATGCGTTGAGTGAGAAAATGGTAGAACTGTTCCCGCAAAAGACTGTGCAGCTTCATTTCGAGATATTTAATGTTTTACCACCAATGTTTGACGGGGTTGGGTTCTATTATATGTCCGTCCTGTTGAATGTTGATATTTCAAAGGATTAGCTGCATGAGAAACGTGAGAAAAAACAGTGGAGGCGCATCGGTAGATACGTTTTCAACAATTAACAATAACTTTTTAAATACAGAAAATAGAATGGCACGAGTAAATTTAGACACTAGCCCTGCTTACTTGAACGGGCAGTCGGCTGCTTTGACATTTGATGCGATTGAAATCACCGATAGTACTCAATATTCAAGTTTTAGGAATCCGAAGATTCTTCCAAATATTGAGTCTGGTACTACGGAATCTTCTGGTACTGACGCTGATACTTCTGAAACAAAGAACGAACAGGGTGCTACCGTATTCCAAAATATCACACCGGGAACTATGGCATTTACCTTTACAGGTATGTCTACATCAAAAGCTGCTTTCGCTTTCTTTACGCAAGGAAATGAAGCAAAGGCTGAGTTGGAATTGGATAGTTTGACTGACACTGCGGATGTTTTCGGCAAGGGAGCTTCTCAGAAACTGAAAGCGTTTGGTGCAAGCTCATTCAAGCAGTTTGTACGTCCTATCGGTATTATCAACGGTACTGGTGACCGTATGATCTTCTTCCCGAAGGCATCATGGGCTGTCAGCTTCACAGGTGCTCCAAGTAACGCTGGATACCTTGGATTCTCCGTTACTGTGACAGCATTGGAAGTTAACACTCAGTATTTGAAAACCATGATGGTTCTCGAACTTGACAATTCGGGAGTGGGTGCTTGATGTAGACGGGTGATGAATTATTAGCCGGGCGTTTTCGTCCGGCTTTTATTGTTTTTTAACTGATTGTGTTTGATTTTTGTTAACCTTTGTTGTATTTTTGCTGTAAAAATAACACCATGACAGATAAAGAATTGTCTGATAAATTAAAGCTAAAAGCTATAAGCCTTGGACTGTGTAAGGAATGGACAAATGGATGGGGAAACCCGGACAAATATGAATTATGCGAGAAATATATCAGAGGCATTGACTTCTGCCTATTTAACAGGTTCCCGTCAAATGAAATAATCAAGAAGGAGTTTGCTGGTGTTAGGGAGAAGTTTAATATCTTCGTTGATGATACAAACCTGTTCATAAGCAATCCTAAATGGTCTATTTTTAACGGTTCGTGTGATTGTGTTGTCACATTCAACGATTTCGGTATAGGAGAGATGTATGTCAAGGATAACAGTCGTGTAAGCCTTGTTGCGCTTGATAACAGCATAGTACACGTTTCTTTGATTGACGATGCCAAACTTGATATTGTATCGTCTAAATATACAAGGGTATTCGTTTATACAAATACTCCAAAGAACATATCAAAGGTAGATGTGAAAGGAAAATTAATGATAAAACCGTTCAAGTTAGTTTAAGAAAAATGGGAATATTCAACTGGAAACAACCTGACTTAGATGATCAGATAAAGATGCAGAAGTTTGCCACTCATAAATACAAAGAGGTTATGGTTGGCAATAAGAAATTCAAGGTGCGTGGTCTTAGACTTGGTGCATACGATTATATTGTGGATAAGCTGCTGATACGTGATATTATCAATCCAGATACAGCGAAAAAGGAAATGATTGCAATTATGAAAAATGACGCATCTATTCCGTACAAAGTTGCAGCGGCAGGAGTATTGAATAACTATTGGTTTTTTGAGATAATTCCTTTTGCAAGACGTATATACGCTTGGTGGTTAAGCAGGCACTATGACCATAAGGAACTCACTCCGTTGATAGAAGCCATCGTGGAGGGGGCTAATGTAAGTGATTTTTTTACAAATACAATCCGTTTAGCGTTCTTGATAGATACGACAGCGACATTAAGCAAGAAGGATGCCATGAAATTATCTCTCGATGCAAAATCGGCTCACGAGGATCTATCCAAAAAGATTTCCCCCAATTCAGAGGGGATTTAAGGCTATTCGGAGGATTGATGATAATTAAGGACTGGGCTTTGCTATGGAAATATTCATGGAGTTATATACAGGCTGTTATAATGGACCAGCCTAAACTTGATTATCACTTTGAAGAGAAAGTTAAGTTGTACAAGGCTTCTCTTACAGAAGATTTATATAATGAAGCTAACAAGGATGCAAGTGGCTTTATATATAGATTCAAAGAATCTAAACCTAAAGAAGAGCATCCCGATATATTACTAAAAGACATTTTGCGATGATAACAAAATACGATCCTAAAATATATCCCCTTAAACTGTATGTTGCAGTGGGGGATGACCAACGGGAAAATGTGAAGAAAAAATTTTCCACTGATTTTGATATAAATCAGGATTTATTTAGTGACTGCGATGCAATGACGCTAATGGTTATGGAAAGGAAAACAAGACATTTAGGAGTGTTGATATGGCTGTCAAGAGATGGATTAGGAATAAGGACTGTTTGCCATGAATCATCTCATTTTGTATGTAATCTATTTGATTATTGTGGTATATCAATGGGGTATGAAAATGGGCAGGATGAGCACTTTGCATACCTTTTAGGTTGGTGTGTTGAGTGTGTAATGGATAGTGTTGCGAAATATTTAAAAAACAATAAACATTAACTACCCACAGGCTAAATACCTGTAGATGTTGATTAGACTAAGCACTTCGGGTGCTACGTTAGGAGAGAATATATAGTTACCAAGGGGTATTTGCTCAAGCCCCTTGCTCTAAGGTCAGTGATTAAACAATTCTGTGGGGTAGGAATAGTGTTGCTGACGGGAAACCTCTCCATAACATTGTCGATGAGCATTTAACGGAGAAATCCGACTTATAGTAAAAATGGTTTACGTAATTAACAAACAAGGACAAGCACTTATGCCAACCGAAAGGTTTGGTAAGGTGAGAAGGCTGTAAAAAAACAGTCTAGCCCATGTTGTGTGCCGTATTCCGTTCACAATTCAATTGGATTATGACACAACAGATTATACACAGCCCGTAAGTTTGGGTGTAGATGCTGGTAGCAAGCATATAGGCATTTCAGCAACAACAAGTGAAAAAGAATTGTATGCAGCAGATGTGGAATTGAGAAACGATATTGTGGATAAGCTATCTACTCGTAGGGAATTAAGAAGAACTCGTAGGAGTAGGCTTCGTTATCGCAAGGCTCGTTTCAATAATAGGGTATCTTCCAAGCGTAAAGGTTGGCTAGCACCATCTGTTGAAAACAAAATTCAAACTCATTTGACTGTTGTTGAGAAGATAAATAAGTTCCTACCGATAACTAATATCGTAGTTGAAATAGCTTCCTTTGATATACAGAAGATTAATAATCCAATTATATCCGGCAGTGAATACCAACAAGGAGAACAACTTGACTTCTTCAATGTGCGTGAGTATGTGCTATTTAGAGATAATCATATTTGCCAACATTGTAAGGGTAAGAGTAAAGATAAAGTTTTGAATGTGCATCACATAGAGAGCAGAAAGGCGGGAGGTGATAGCCCAAACAACTTGATTACCCTTTGCGAAACTTGTCACAAGGCATATCATAGAGGTGAGTTTGAATTAAATGTAAAGCGTGGAAAGTCATTTAGAGATTCCGCCTTTATGGGGATTATGCGATGGAGTTTCTATGATAGACTAAAGAATATCTATCCTAATGTAAGTATGACTTTTGGTTATATCACGAAGAATACCCGTATCACTAACAATCTTCCTAAAGATCATTATGTTGATGCAAGGTGTATCAGTGGTAATCCTACTGCTAAACCTCTTGGATATTATTTCTATCAGAAGAAAGTAAGATGCCAAAACAGACAAATACACAAAGCTAATTTCTTGAAAGGTGGCAGAAAGAAACTCAATCAAGCACCATTCTTGGTAAAAGGCTTTAGGTTGTTTGACCTGGTTGAATACCAAAAAGAGTTGTATTACATCTTTGGAAGAAGAAGTAGTGGTTCCTTTGATATTAGGAAATTGGACGGAACTAAAGTGAATAAAGGTTCTATCAATTGCAAGTATTTGCGGTTGATAGCTACAAGAAAAAGTATATTAACTGAAAAGAGAATGCAAGTAAATTTATGAAGATTAATTTGTTTGTAAACGGAAATTTGGTGTGCGACCGAAGCAAAGCGAGGGAGCACAGAGGGGCTTTATGAGATAATAGCCTTAGATGGTAGTGATATACCAGAAGAGTTTGATTTGTCACAAGCTGTCATTATTGATGGTGATGTACGTGTGACGGGTAGTTTGACAATGGGCGGCAATATCGTCTGCAATAAATATGTGGAGGTATAGTCTATGGGTCACTCTAACGGTAAAATTACCGCACCTGTCGGATTGGATAGTGATGTATATCCTACCCTAGGTATTGGTCCTACTAGTGATGGTTATGATTTAGGGTATGCGTGTGCAAATACGCATGGGAGAATAAACAGATATTCATATATAAAACCAATTGATAGATCTGATTTAGGTGTTGTGCAGTTTAACGATTCTACATATACTGCATTTACAAAAATGATAATATATACAATAGGAAATACTGTTCCATCTAGCACTATTGCAGAGTATAAATCTCCTAAAAGTGTATATCGTATTGCTGATTTTGATGGGTATAATCATGTAGAATATCCTGTTAAACTTAATATAAACATTCTCCCGTCAAATATATTAGATTATGATACGTATAGTCAAACTGTAAAACTTGATTTAAATGGAAGTTCTAGAAATCTTTTATCATTACTTATAAATGACACTGTTTCTAGCTCAATAAAATCATGGAGGTGCGCTATTTTAATTATTGCAGAGAAGAATGGTAGTAGAAGATTTTTCCTGGGAGAAAAAGGTACTTCTGATAGCCTAAGATTAGGTTTTTCTCCAAACAATTCAAACATTTATTCTGCTTTTAAAAGTATGGATATAGGCACTTGGTCTTGTACCATAATGGCTGTAGCTGTACATGGAAGTCACCCTGACAGTAATAATGAAGCACATGAGATTTCATCATCTACAGGATATAAATTTCCTATTATTCCAGAGTGCTTTGGATATAAGACAAAAATAACAGGCGTGAAAATAACTACCCCTAAAAAGAGATTTTTCTATAAAGTTATTTTTATAGATAATTCAGGTAGGGGAACATACATACCTTATGACATACGTGTGCAAATGGTTGTACAAGATAATAATAATAAAACTTTATTTAATCCTGGTATTAAAACATGGGGTGATATAGAACGTGATTCTATTTCTGTTTCTGGGAGAGAATACATTTACGAAGAAAATTATACAATAGATGATGGAAGTGGTAAATTAACAGGGTTAAAATGTTTTATGACAATACCTGATTATGAAGAAGAACCTGGTATTTGGGAAACTCCAGATTTAAGTGGAAGTAATTATTCTAGATACATATATAATCAAGGTTTACATACCACAGAATTGGAATGGGATTTATCTAGTAAAGAAGTTAATGAATTTAGAGTTTCTTTATCATATAGGGATTCTTCCCAATAACACAATTGGTATGTATATAAATACCTAAAATAAGCCCGAAAGTTACACGAACTTTCGGGCTATTTTGTAACCTGAAAACAATATGAAACCGATACCTATGTATCCAAGATTGATTAGTATTTTTTGCCATTTAGACAATTCCTTTTCTACCTTTACTTCTACAATTTTCTCCACGGTTATTATAGAATCTTTCGTCACTACCGTTTCTTTTTCCAAGGATGGAATACTGTCTTGTAAAAAGTCTTTCTTGTTTTTCAAACTATGAAAAAGCCTGCCATCCGACATTATTTTAGCGTCTGATACGGCTAATGATGTTTCCAAGTGTGAACTATCTTCAAATGTTGTATGTTGTATGTGTTCTGTTGGAAGAGTTATTATTTTTGATTGCCATACTACTCTTTCTGTTACTGTCGTGTTGTGGTCTACTATAGTTGTATTTGTCGAAGATGGAAGTAGCTTGCGTGAACAAGAACACGACAGTAACAAAAAAAATAGCAATATAGAAAACGGCTTATTCATAAATTTACTAGTATTCGCTTTTCAATTATATTGTTTTTCCACAGGTAATTATATACGTTTATACACGTACATATTGACGCTTCACCGTCCCGACTACTGCCGACCACTCCACGTCCCCAACCCCTTCTACCAAGGGTGATACTAATTTAGTTTAATAGTTTTTAATTAGTTATAAATGCCATAATACATTTATCTTTTTGCAAAGATAACATAATCGTTTTTAAGTACCATTTTAAATATGTTAAAAAATGCTAATATGTTTTTACTTGTTATCAATCATATAATTATGCTTATTTTTTGTTATTTTTGCCATAATTAAAGTTTATTAGTATGGCTGATATTGATTTAGGAGCATTAAAGTTTAAGATCGGTCTAGATGATTCAGGTCTTGACAAACAGATAAAGGATATACAAAAGAAACTACAGGACACCTTTAACCAGGAGATGTCCTTTAAGCCTATGTTGACTGATATAGGCAAAATGAACGCAGAACTTAGCGAGGTTGTAGAAAAGATAAATAAAGCTAATGAAAACGCATCCAAGGTAGGAAAAGGGAAGTCGAACAAGAAAATGGATATACTTGTTCAGATGGAAGAATTGTCAAACAAGATTGTCGAAGCGACAAGGGAGTATGACAAGCTGGAAAAGACTTACCGTAACCTAGGCAATGCAGGCGGAGATAAGGGGATGGCTACAAGAAAAGCCAATCTTGAAAGTCAAAAGAAAGCGATAGATGATCTTGTGGCTGAATTGAACAGACTGAAAACGGCATATTCCCTTACTGCTAACAGTGCGCCCAAATTGTCTATTTCCGATGAGAGAGAACTTAACCTTCTACGCCAGCAATACGAGATGGAGATTGCACGGACAAAAGAGATGGATAGACAAGCATCAAAGCAGGAACAGGCGAATAAAAAGATGCAGCAGACCAATCAGAAGTATCTACAATACCTTTCTGGTCAGTCTGGACTTGCCCTTGGTATGCCTGAGGGAAGTGCTGAGGACTTGAACAAGAAGATTGCTGCCATACAAAAACGACTTGAACTATTGAATAAATTTAAGGTTGAAGTTCCTTTAAACAGCAATCAGATAACAAAAGCTGACGCTCTTATTCAGAAATTGCAAGGCAGATTGGAGAAGTTGCAATCATCTTTAAGAAAAACATCAACGAATGAATTGTTGAGCATTAATCCTACGTCTATCAATCAGGCTAACAATCTTATTTCTGAATTGACAAACAGACGTAATGCGCTTAATACGACTGATGCAAACTATAACCGTACCCTTACTCTTCTAAACAGGAAGATACAGGAGCATAACAAGTTTGTAAACGAAGCCACATCCTATGGAACAAAGATGCAGCAGACCAATCAGAAAAATGCTGCAAGTTCAAAGGAGTTTTCCGAGGAACTGACAAAGCAGAGCAGAATGATGCGTGAGTTTGTCAATACGATAAAGACTTATGCAGGATTCTACTTTTTCAGAGATATGTTTCAGGAACTTGTTGCCATTCGTGGAGAGTTCGAGTTACAACAAGTGTCATTGCGTGCCATCATACAGGATGCAAGACGGGCTGACCAGATATTCAGTCAGATTAAGGGTCTTGCTGTAATATCTCCTTTTCAGTTCAGTGATTTGGTTGGATATACCAAACAGCTTGCTGCATTCCAGATACCTGTCAACGAATTGTATGGTACCATGAAAAGCCTTGCGGACGTTTCCGCAGGTCTTGGCGTTGATATGGGACGTATCATTCTTGCCTATGGCCAGATAAGAAGCGCAGGTGTATTGAGAGGGCAGGAATTACGTCAATTGACAGAGGCCGGTATTCCTGCATTGGACGCATTGAGAAAAAAACTGGAAGAAGTAAAAGGTGTGGCTCAAACTACTGATGATGTGTTCAATGCAATATCAACACGTCAGATTCCTTTCGAGTATATTCGGGAGATGTTTACCACAATGACGGAAGATGGTGGTGTGTTCTACAAAATGCAGGAAATACAAGCCGCATCTTTGAAAGGTATGGTAAGTAACCTTGCCGATTCATACAAGATTATGATGAATGACATAGGCGAGGCGAATGATTCCGTTCTGAAAGGTATCGTTGGAAGCATAACCGATGCAATGAACAACTGGAGATACTTCTCTAAAGCAATAGAGGGCGTTGCTGTCGGATATGCCGCATTGAAAGGATTGCAAATGGCTAGAACGGCTATGCTGGGGAAAGAAGTTGTTGCAACAACTAATGCAATTAAGGCTGAGAAATTACGGGAAGCACAGTTGCTTAAGCAGGCTGCAATGTACAGAACGCTAACTACTGCCGAGAGATGGAAGATAGCGACAGCATCCAAGCTGTCTGCCGTAGAGATAGCTGCTGCCGTTAATTCGGGAAAGATGTCGGCAGAGATGGCTAAACGTATTCTTGCCACCAATATGTTGACACAGGCTGAACGTCACCTTCTTGTCACCGAACTTAAACTGACAGGTGCGGAAGCTGCAAGAATGTTGTCTATGACAAAAACGACAATGTTGATGAACAGATTCAAACTGGCAACATTCGGATTGACAAATTCATTGAAAACGTTGTGGAGGGTTATAAAAGCTAATCCTCTTATGACAATAATAACCCTTGCAGGAACGGTTATTGGGGTGTTTCATACTATGTCTGCACGTGCAGAAGAGTTCAATCAGAAGATAAAGGACAGTGCAAAGTCTTTCCGTGAATCATACAGTGACTTGCAAAAAGACCTTGACAAGATAAACTTCGACAAACTCACCCCGGAAAACCTTGAACAGCTTGACACGAAACAGTTGCAGTCGTATGAGGAAACGCTTACTGGAGTATTGTCTAAATATGGCAATATGGGGCAGTATATAGTACAAAATAGCAAGAAAATAGATGATCAGAAATCTCGTGTCGAATATCTGCAAAAGTCGGCATCGGAACTAGAACAGGTTTATAAACGTGCTGCTGAAAATGCGGATATAATGTTCAAGGCGGACAAGGCAACATCTACGGGCGTATTTGGTGATTCATTCTCTGATATGCTTAAAGATTATGAGAAATCGTCTGTAAAACTCACTTCGGCAAGTAAGGATATAGAAGAGTTTCGTGGGCAGATAGTACAGGCATCCAAGGAAATTATAAACATGGGTAAGGGTACTAAGGAATGGAGAAACGAACTTACCGAACTGATAAACAAAGGGGCTTCGGCAGCTACTATTGTAGAGAAGATACGTTCTTTGGCTGAAACGTCAGGAGATGCACGGACATTTGAAATATTCAAGAACAAGGCCCATTTTGACAGTGAGGAATTGTTGAAGGAGTATGAGAAGTTGAAGATGGGTATAATGGGTGAAACTGAAGAACTTGAAAAATCATTTAATGTTTTTGCAAACAGCCTTGATAAAGAATTGAAAAAAGTATTTGCTGGTATTGACCCAAATAAATTAAATGATGCTCAGAAGGACTTTATAAGGATTCAATCTGAAAATTTTGCCACAACTAGCGAACTTGGGGAGAATGCTAAAAAATTGTTTAATGAATTTATTGACAAAAAATATGCTGTTAAAATAGAACTTGACGATAAGGAAGCACAAGAAGGTTTGACGGGATGGAAAAAATCTCTTGATGAAATTACAGGGCATAAATGGACTATTGCTATAAAGGCTGCCGATGTGAAATCTATGGAGGATTACTTTAAATCGGTAAAACAGGAATATAAGGACGCCAAAAGTTCAATAGAAAATTTACAGCGTACCATTGATATGTATGTTAGCCAAGGAAAGGTCAAGAAACTTGGAGATGAGTATCAAATTACAGGAATTGTAAGCCCCTATGAAGCCGAGCAAGTACAACAGACGGTATATGAGATTAACGCTGCCAACGAAGCGATGTCAAAGGCTACGGGAACGGCAAAACAATTCAACCTTGAACTGGAAAAGCAGAAGAAGGAAGGGAAGAAAAGAGATCCTCTTGGTGACCTTTGGAAAAACAGGTTGTCATTGCTTGAATCCGCCTATTCCAAGTTTAAGGATTTGAGCATTAACATAGGTAAGGAAGAAGCTAAAAAGCAGATTGAAGCTATATACGGTTCACAGGCGTTAAAACTTGGCGTAGACCTTGTATATGACAAACAGGCTATTGTTGACAATTACAACAAGGCTGCAAAGGAATTGGAAACACGTGTTCCACAGGATGCGGTCAAGAACGCAAGGAAAGCTGCCGAATCGTCCTCTGAAATTTATGTTGATGCGGCCAAGAAGGTGATGAAAAGAATTACGGATGAGTTTGACAGATACAGGAACAAGTATGACTTTTACAGTGACATACTTGGAATAACGGGTGATTCCGAACTTGCCTTAGACCTTGCCGTTCAGTTCAGTGGTGACACATCTACTATGGCTGAAAGTTTTGCGGCAGGTATATATAACAATCTGCAATCCGCATTGGCAGGAATGAATCTTGACCTTGGCGTTTCTGTTGTGCCCGACACCTCTTCATTCACCTCAATGAACCAGTATATCAATCAGATACAGGAAGCAATTAAGGGGAATAAGAATATCGGAGAAGATCAGAAAGAGGTTATACAAGGAATGATTGACGCATGGAAAGGCTATTTTGGTGAGATGGCAAAGCAGTATGCGAATGACCTTGCAGAATACGGTGACTACTATACTCAGGTTGATATCATCAGAGAGAAGTACCGTAAAAAGATTGAAGGAGCAAAGGGGATGGAAAACGCATCCTTAATTTCCGCGTTGCAGAAAAGTGAAGAAATGGACTTGTTCAAGCTGACCACAGACTATCAGAATTTCTTCGGTGCTGTTGAAGCGATGTCTATGGAGGCTGCAAATACCGTTGCCGACAAGGTAAGGGAAATGCTCAACAGTGCGTTTAGGTCTGGTGCTATCAGTGCAAAGGAATACATGAAGGAACTTGAACGTGTGGACAAGCAGATAGAGAAGATGATGAAGAACAACCAGTCTGACTTGCAGACATACATGAAGGAAGGTCTTGACGGTCTGTACAACAAGCGTTATGATGCAGGAAAGTCAAAGATGATAGCAGGCATGAATGATATGCAACAGGCTATGGCTGACATCAAAAACGCTTCCAAGGCATACGAGGACGCAATGAAGAACGGTGATGAAGAAGCCGCCAATGCCGCTTTGAGTGCCAAGTCGGAAGCCGAATCAAGATACAAGAGCGGACAGGAAGCTGTCAAGACTGGTAAAGGAATGATGGCTGCCGCACAGAACGCTTTGCAGACGGTGAATCTTATCGACTTTATCATAACCAACATATACAATGCCATAAGGGCTATACAGCAGATAATTTCATCCGTGTCCAACCTTATGGATTCTATGGGTAAGGATACCGATAGCGGTTTCATGCGTGAGATGAACCAGTTCTCGGAAGCTATGGGTGTTATGAATGAGGGTGTGAAGAAATCATGGGATTCATTCAAAAGTGGTGATCTTTTTGGCGCGATAGGCTCGGCTATATCAATGCCGCTTGACGTTATTGCAACGTTTAACAGACAGCATGACAAAAGACTTCAAAAGCATATAGAGGATCTTGAATTTGAATCAAAGAAACTGACCAATATTTATAATATGCTTGAAAAGGAATTTGAGCACATTATAGACCCGGCAAAACTTGATGAGGTGACATCCCAACAGGTATCAAATCTGAAAGAACAGTTGCAAATTCAAAAGGATATTCTAGCAGCCGAAGAAGATAAGAAAAAGTCAGATAGAGAAAAAGTAGAAGATTACAAACAGACAATAAAAGAATTGGAGTATGAGATAAGATATTATACGGAAACGCTTGCCAGCGAATTGTATAGCATTGACTTGAAAGGCTGGGCTAGTCAGATAGGTGATGCTCTTGTTGAAGCATGGCTGAAAGGCGAGGATGCTGCAAAGGCTTATAAGGACACTGTGGCAGACGTTATGAGAGATGTTGTTAAGAGTTGGGTACAGCAACAATACATAGAAAAGGCAATGCAACAGGTACAGACCACATTGTTCGGAGCAGACGGCAAAGGTGGTATGTTTGCGGATAACAAGATAGATAAGGATGAACTTATAATACTAGGAAATGTAATGGGTTCATTGGAATCAGCCTTTGCGGAAGCCGGAGGTGTAGTCAATGAGATAAACAACGCCCTTGGTGGTATGCTTACTGAAACGGAGGAAAATGCGGAAGGTCTGTCCAATGCCATTGCAGGAGTTGACGAGAATACATTTAATCAAGCGTTGGGTTATCTTAACGGAATGAGATACGAAATGGTTGTACAAAGCGATCTACTCCGTCAATTGGTATCGTTAAACGGTGGTTCGGCAGGAACGGGCGGAATAAACATGACAGTCATACAACTGGCACAGCTTGAAGTTCTCAAGCAGCAGCTTGCCGCAACTATGGCAATAAAAACAGCGCTCCTAAGTGTCGTTTCCATTGCCCCAAGGTCAGGCGGAAATGCGATAAAGGTTATAATTGATTGATAATATAAACGCCCTGCTAGCTTCACAGTTGGCAGGGCGTTCCAGTTTGATTATGAACAAAAAAAAATCCAATCACTTGAGGTGCTTAGCGGAATCGAACCGCTGTTGTCGGTTTTGCAGACCGTTGACTAAACCACTCATCCAAAGCACCGATTGTGATGCAAATATAGAAAATTATTTTTTTAAACTAGATGGTTTTTAAGACTATTTTTATTATTTTTGCACTAATAAACAATGTACACGAATGGCTATATCTAAATATTTTATAAAGAAAGGAAGCGATACGGCAAAGGATTTGTATGCCACATACAGGCTGTATATACTTGAAAGCAAGGGATTATGGGATTTGCCGACAAGAAAGGAAGCCTATGCCGAAAAATGGTATGACAAGAACGGTCAGAAGGTGTACGAACCTGTCACGCCTGTTTACCAGCCAACGGAAGGAAGCATAACATTTGCCGCTTTGGGAGATGTGGAAACGGTAAAGACGAATATCCGTTCGTTCTATTCATATATAACCAATGTGATACCTGCCACTCCCGGTACGCCTTACGGTTCATCTTCATTCTCTATATGGAATGATATATGGGGTGAATCGGCAAAGCAGGTGATAAGATGCACGGGTTTTGAAACAGGCGCAAAGATGAGTTATCAGGACGTTCAGGACTTGCAGAACCCGGACCGACTTGTGTCCGCCTATACATTTTCGTTAAATTTCAGTATTGACCAACCAGCGCTTTAAAGACCAATGATTTTACAGATTAAAAGAGGAAATAGGGTTATTGCGGAGAGTGCTGATTTTTCATACAGCCCGTCTTTGCAGGAAGTGAGAAAATTGGCTTGTGAAGTCGTTTCCGTTGTTCCGATAGAGTTCAAGGCATACAACTCAAAGAGCGAATCGGAATACGATACAGTCGTATATAACGGTAATACATTCATCCTGTACCAAGCCCCATCGGGAGATAATCTTAACGAAGCAGGAAAATACAAATACTCCCTTTTGTTTTACGGTAAGGAGGTGCTTTTGCAGAATGTGGCATTTCTTGACATAGTAAGCGGAACAGGCGGGGAGATAAACAAGATAAGATACACTCATGGCGGTCTGTTCCAGTTTTGGGGTGATGCAAAACAGCTTGCAGCACGTATAGAAGCAAATATAGAATCTTACAATGCGTCATTGGGTGTAGGATATACAGGCATTGGCACATGGACATTGAATGTGGATGCGGAAGGCGAACTGACAGAGGATATGATTGACATAACCGATGGCACCAACCTGTTTGAAGCATTGAAGAACTTCTATGACAAGTTTTATCTCAATTATTACTTCTCAACGACAGCAAACGGTGGGATAATAACCATTACGGACAAGACAAGACCGTCCGTAAACTGGACATTCAAGCAGGGTGACGGTGGGGGTGCTGTAAAAGTTTCCTCTTCCGTAGATACAAGCACACCTGTCATAACCCGAATCATACCACAAGGCGGAAGCAGGAACGTTCCTCCCGAATACAAGAAGGACGCTAAGCCTGCCGATGAATCACGCTATTGCCCGTACATCCTTCTTCCGAATGATTCTGACGGGAATATAAGATATTATATTGACAGCGAATACGGATTGAAGAACTATGGTGTGAGAGGAAAAACCATATCAAACACGTTCAGTGGGATATATCCTTCCATCAGAGGAAAAAAACTTGGCGATCTGTACCCGTCAGGACTTCCCGAATGGGATACATACAAGGCGGATGGAGAACCAGACCCTCAATCGGGAAAGGTGGCAGGTGAGGGTGCTAGCGCATCTACACGGATAGACAAGATTATCGGTTCTACTCCTATAAAGAGTGATGATAGTGACAGTTTCTTCATTTATATGACCTCTCCAGGATTCAACCTAGGGTACAAGGTATATGAGGACGGTGATTCATCCGACAAGATAAACGACAATGTGCAGCCCCAGTACAAGCCCCATGCTATGTTTGACAAGTACAGGGATTTCGAGAGTTTTGATATATATAGTACAAGGGCATATTATGACCAGCCTGTAAAGGTTACTGCCACATTCTCCGGGAAGATGCTTTTCAGTATATTACCTATAGGAAGTGATGCTGTAGGGAAAAAGGTGAAGATTAACCTACGTATGGTTACGAACCGTGTATTGGGTCAGGCTTCTCCTTTGAAAGAGGTTGTTATCGGAGAGGAAGGTGCTACTGGTATGCTTGAAATACCTTACGACAAGACTGCTCTTGTAGGATATATAGAAAAAGGTCAGAATACGACAGTTACCATACGTGTTGAGTTCACGTTTGATTCCGATGTTCCTGCCGGAAGCTGTAAGATAGGCTTTAGTGAGGAAATGACCTGTAACATACATTTCGGTAATCAGGACGGTTCACAGGACAGGTTCTATTATAAATACGCTTCTGTAACGGACGCGGTGTTCAGTATGCGTACAGGAACTTATACGGGAACGGAATTTAAGATAAACAAAAACGGTATTATTCCTCTTTACGGTGAAGTAAACGGTGATACGGGAGAAACGGAAGAGGATGTTGCCATGTTTAATAAGGGAGCACGATATAAAATATCATGCTACAGAACAGATAGCGACAATGCCAAACTTCCCATTTACACGGATGGTAAATCTCCTTCAATTGCGGCAGGAACGGAGTTTGTCATTCTGAATATTGTCATGCCCGAATCGTATGTGACAATGGCTGAGAATACGCTTGAAAAGGCGGCTCTTGACTACTTGTCAAGATATGACCATGAGAACCGAACCGTTTCACTTGACATATCTAGCGGATTTGTCGCAGAGCATCCTAACCTTTTCATTGACTTCATAGAAGGAAATATGCTAAAGGTAAGGGATAATGGAATAGGCGTATTCGATTTTTCTGATAACGGTCAGATAGTGGATATGCAGTTACAGATACAGTCTTTGGAGATTAAATATTCCAAGGAGAATATGTTTCCGTCATATTCATGCACCATTACAAGAAGAAAGATACTGTCTTTCTATGAACGGCTGGCGCAGGAAAATCAGACCACTTCAACGCAAAATACGACAAATGTAACATTAGGTGGAAGTGGTACGGGAAGCGGAACGGGAAGTGGCGGTGGAAGTAGCAATATAACAAATGCCGATCATGCTAAATCCGCATATACGCTGGATGAGAACACACCTGTATTAAATTGGTTTATTTCCGCTTTAAATGACGATGAAGCGCAAGGGGTGATTAATTTTTTGAAGGGGATAAAAATTAGTGGGCACGATTTAAAGCGTATTGTCGGAACCAAAACAGAGTATGATGATATTAAGGATGATGATATGTTGACAGGTCTGTTTATTATCGACCATTTTTTACGGAAGGATAAACCAGACACCGCCAACGGTCTGATCACTTTCTTGAAAGGTTTACTTATAGGTAAGAACGGTAGTGGAATTACTGTGCTTGAGAACGGTATGTCACAGGCTGTTGTTGATTATCTGTATGTCAAGGTCAAAGCCGTTTTTGACGAGCTTGAAGTAAAGAAGAAAACGTATGTGGGTGGCGAGCAGGTGATTTCCCATGCAGGTATGAAATGCAACCGTGTAGATGAGTTGGATGCTGTTTACCGTTGTTATTTCAAGGAAGAGGAAGACGGAATTGAGATAGAGAACCAGTTTACTCCGGGATCTCTTGCCATAGCCCAGGAGTGCAATATCAAGACAGGCGTTTCTCATCATGTCGGCAACCGATATTACTGGCGGTTGGTCACAGCAGTGGGCGAGAACTATATAGATTTGTCCAAGACCGTATGTGATCCTAATGTCGAGAACGATGTTCCGGTGGCAGGTGATGATATCGTGGGATTAGGCCATAAGACCGATATCACCCGACAGGCGGCGATAATTCTCTCTTCGGTGAACGAAGTTTCTCCGTCCATCATCATGTATCAGGGTATTAATGATTTTACCTTGACCGGGAAAGATGTCATTTCTTTTGATTTTGACAAATCTACCGGCAAGGCCCGGATGAAGGTGTACGGAGATACGTACATTGGTGACAAGGACCGTACCACTTACATGGAATACACTCAGGATAAAGGTGTTGATATCAAGGGTATGTTCCACATCGAAAAAGGCTCCACCGGATGGAAGAATATGGAAGGCTTGCCGGATGAGATACAGGCGGCGGCAGATCTTGCCCAAGAGGCCAAGGATGCGATAGACAATGCCGCCGTTGGTAGTGTCAATCTGTTGCGCAATTCCGGGTTTACGGGAGATTATGAAACAGAGGACCTGTCTGCCGCTACCGAGCTATCGGCGGATACCGAACTTTTTAGCAAGCAACTGGAATATTGGACGGGAGTGGCTACCGTATCTGCGGACAGTGATGCCGGCTCCGGGTACTCTGCTGCAATCGGTAGTTTGTCCCAGTCCGTATCATTGATTAAAGGAGAAAGTTATGTTATCAGTTATAAAGCAAAGGGTACGTCTGTGTCTGTTTCGTGCGGTTCTTTCAGTGTTTCTCAACCTCTCACATCCTCTTATCAGAGATATACCCATAAGATCACCTTCAATGGCAGTGGTATATTTCTTATCAGTGGTACCGCAACCGTTTGTGACCTTCAGTTAGAGCGTGGAACCATCGCTACTGACTGGAAGCCTTCAATTCTTGACAACGACAAGGCAACAGCCGGTTTCCAGTCAATCAATTATATCGCCAGTGCGATCAAGGATGGTTCTGTGGATATTCTTGGTGGTCTGATTCTTGCCAATATGATCCAACTGGGTAATTACAAGAATGGCAAGTTACAGAAGGTCACAGCCGGAGTTAGTGGCATATACAATGACGATGATGATGTGGCGTTCTGGGCAGGAGGAAAACTTGAACAGGCGATTCTGACTGTAATGAGGTTCCGTAATGATCCTAATTACCAGCCCACAGATGCGGAATGGGCGAACATGGCGAACTTCGTTGCCACTCATGGCGGTGATGTGTTTTTGAGAGGATATATCTATGCTCTAGGTGGTAAGTTCAGAGGTGAAGTCAATGCGGAAAGCGGAATCTTTAAAAATGTAAAGTCACCTAACGGCAATTTTAAAATTGATGAGGATGGCAATATCTGGATAAAAGGAGAGGGAGAGTTTAGTGGTACTGTCAATGTCATATCATCCAATGGTTACAAGATCGTAATATCCCCTAAGGATGAGTATTCCGTACCGTCTATCAGAATGTATGATTATAATGAGGAAGAACTGTTCAGTATCTCCCTACAGTACGGGCTTGGAGGGATGATTCCCAGTATTTCCATGTTCGATCCTTCTAGCAGTGATAGATTATATTTCCGCCCGGATAGTATGGTCGCGGAGCAAAAAGGAAGTGACGGTTATATATATCAGACCCAGATAATGGGAGGACGCATAATTATGGTTAAAGGTTCTGAGATTGTATGGGATCAAAACCAATTGCCCAAATAAAATGAAGTGATATGGAACTTAATTCAATAAATAAAACAGGTACTTGGAGTGAGGCGGTAGATCGTCTTAACAACAACTTCAGCAAGACCTCCACTGAAGTGGAGAAGGTCAAGCAGAACGCTATACGCAACAAGGGATTGTTTTCTACGGAAGCAGCATTGCATGCTGCTGTCCCATCTCCAGTTGTGGGCGACTGGGCTGTCGTGGGGGATACCATACCCGGCCCTATATATGATTGCAAGATAAAGGGGAAATGGAGTCCTACAGGAACAACCGGAGGCGGTGGGAGTGTTGACCTTTCTGACATCTTGAAAGCCGAGGAGATAGACGATGTAACATCAATATTATAGTTATGAAAATTAATTACCAGTCTGATTTTAAAATTATAGAGAAGAACCTGAATGGAGACATATCAACTCCCTTCCGGTTTACTTACTTCAATCCGTTTAAGGGAAAGTTTATAGCCTCCTTTGACGGACAAGAGTATGTGGGTTGCAGCCGTATGGAAGATGGCAGTCTGCTTGTCGCTTTTGACAACCCCGGTTTCTCCCCCGGTATATTGAAGGTCAAACGAGAATACTTCATCTCTGATACCGACTTTAGGGATGGTATCTGCAACCTTGTATCTATTGAAGATACAGGGATTGTGCTGACTACTGGAAAGACGGATGAGAGCACAGCGGAGATCATTCCCTATCCGGATTATGCCGCATACAATGCGGTGCAGAGCGTATCTCTGTCAGATCAGGAGTATGATGATGTGCTGAGTGATTTTAATAGTTAATAAATAATTACATAAAATAACAACAGTCCAAGTTCCGGCGGAACTTAGGCTAAAACAGGAGATATTATGACAAAAATGCATAAACTGACCAAGGGTGGGCAAACCATTTACCCAGCTACTATAACTGATGCGGTGGTCAATCCAAAGACGCGTAAGAGCTTGACTACGGAAATATCCGAATTAACTCAAAAAAGTGAAAACGTTATATCAAAAAATGATTCTTCTTATATCGGATTGCAGAACGATGTGAAGCTTATGAGTACTAATTTTAGTAAAATTAAAGAATTACAGCTTCCTGCATCTTATTTTAAAAATGGTTATGGGATAAATGATAGTGGAGTTATGGCACCTTCATCTTCAGTAGCGTGTGTGGAATTTATAAGATTCAATCCTTCTGAGCCTGTTACTCTTGCTTCTTCCTCTGGTGATAAGACTATTTTAAAAGTCCTAGTGTATAATGAAGCCGATGAAGGTGCATCAGAAATACATAAGATCTCTTTGTCAGGCAACACATTTGATTCAAAACAATTTCCTAATTGTACCTATTTTAGATTTTCTTACACTCCTAGAGTTGTCGAACCTTGGATGATCAAGGGATTTTTTGGCATGGAGGTAGAAACGGGGATAAATAAAGAGCAAATAGATTCTATAGAAAGAACCGTTTCTAGGCTTGAAAATTTGACAAGTCCGATTGAAGAGATAACTTTACCAGAAACAAAAAGAAATACCGCATTGGACGCAAGCGGAAAGGCAACATATGCTTCTTATAATGCAATTACAGAATTTATACCCTTTGATAGTTCTGTTCCTGTTACAATCCTATACCCCATAACAGGAAGTTATGAGATTCATAGATTTTTTGTCTATTCTGATCAGGACGAAAATTCAGGCGTAATTGTTCAGATTGATAGTGATAATAATGTTTTTGATGCGACCTCATATCCATCTTGTAAATATTTTAGATTTTCCGTATCACCTGCCCATAATCCTAACGGAGTAGCTTGGAAGGCTAAAGGTCTATTTGGTGTATCAATAAAGACAGCGCAAAAAGCAGAATTAATGAATACAACTCCGATAAGCAGTGGAGCTGTATTCGAAGCTTTGAACGGTTTATCTCATTCTATTAATGATGCTCGTCCATATCACGGATTATCAGCAGAATCAAGGTTCTTTATCAAAAGAGAGAAAATTGACAGGCAGATAAATGGCAATACGTATTATCTTTCTTCAAAAGGTTCCGATGAGTATCCAGGCAACACACGTGACAAGCCATTTAAAACTTTGCACAAAGCATTTTCATCATTGACTGACGGTGACGTGCTATTAATAGAAAGAGGAAGTGAGTTCAGAGATGACTTCTCATTAATAAATAACCTTCGAAATATAAGAATATCTGCCTATGGCCTTGGGGAAAAACCTATTATAAATTATCTGTCTGTTCTAACAGACTGGGAAAAGGTGAGTGGCTATAATCATATCTATCGTTGTAAAATTCATGCTTATCAAGCTGTGGCGGAACGTGGAATGAATCAGGTGTACTTAGATGGAGAAAGGATGTGCAACGTATATGACACGAATTCATTGGAAGAAGCAGAGGCAATGACATATCTTGATACCCATGTTGATAAATCATCTTGGTTCAGTGGGGGTAAATATGTTGATGGATGGTCTGAACAGGATTGTTACTATTATGTATCATTGTCTGATTCTCCGAACACACACATAATAGAAGCTAACAGGTTCTTCTCGAAAATGTTAATTGGTAGTGATGTGGCTTGTCTTGATATTAGTCATTTGACATTAAGAGGTTCCGGAAGCAGGGATGGAGTGGCTGTCATTGGGGATAATATATTTTGGGAAGACTGCACATTTATGGACCATCAGCATCATGGCGTTGTTTTCAAAGAGTCATATTTTTTGAACTGCGAGACAAAATCATCCAGAGCGCAGGGATATCAATTTCATTTTTTGACATCTTCAGGATTGTCGGAAAATATAGACTTGATATGCGCCAATTGTAGGGTGATAAATCCCGGTCAGCTAGGTTCTGCATTTTCTGGGCATAATGGAGGCTTTACTATGGAATACTCCAATTGGTATATAGAGAATTGTTATGTGGAGGGTTGTGGATCTGTTATAGGAGATACGTCTCTGGTAAATCACGTACATGTTTATAACATTACATTAAAAGATTCAGGCTCTTTAAGGGGAGGTACTGGCATAGAAAATAAAATTACATATTGTACAGTATTTGGAACGATTGTCCAAAACATTGGCAATAACGGACTGTTAGTTAGCGGAACAGAAATCAAAGATATAGAACTAATAAATGCAAGAATCAAAATAAAGGTGACCGATGCCGCACGCCAAGTTGGGTATTCGTTGTATTATAAGTCAGTTACGGACTCCAAAGCTATTGAAAGCCTAAAGATATGTAATTCTGTAATAGAGTGGGAAATGCCTGAAAACTTTATCCCTACAACAGCCATATTTGTTTCTATAGATAATACTTTGGACGATGCAAAATGTGATTTTGACAATGTCATATTTGCAAGTAATAAAAATTTGTTGCTAGGTCGTGTCGATACCGTACATTTCACTAATAGTCTTTTTACAAATGTTATATTAGCAGGAGTAAGTAAGTCTGATGTATTGCAAGATTGTATGGAGATCTCTAAAAATGATTATGACTACTCATGTCTTGTTAGCAGGGCAAGGGTAAACAACGGAGTGCTTGTTGAGTAATTTTTGTTATAAAATTATAGTTATGATACGATAACTATAATACGTAAGGGCTGATCTTGGTGTAGGTCAGCCCTTATGCTTAAAACCATTCCGCATCCGGGTGTACTTCAATGGACAGATGGTTCATTATTCTGATGATTAATTTTCGTATCATAACTATACGTTTTGAGTGTTACTGATAACTTTCCGGGTTACTCTACTAGGGTTGTAATTTCAAAAGGTTTGCCTACAGCAGCTTTGACAGTGCGTATTATCAATGCAAAGTTCTCCTCATCTACAGGCGTACACAATTGTTCCCTGTAATCTCCTCCTCCTTGAGATATTCTATAGCTACAGTCTGCGATATCAAGATTGTATATTTTCGCTATAAAAGATTGGAATAGAGTTGCGGCAACCAAATATCTTGTTATACCAAAATCCGCATGAATGGTATCACGAGTAAAGTCATTCTTGTTCGTCCAGTTCGCCACGTTGTTCATAAACGGATAAGTATCAGAAACGGTAGTCAAATCGGTAATAGTTTCAGCCTTCTGAATAGTTGGGATTGCAGATGAAGCGGAAGCATAATTTGTAGACTGTCTTAGTTGTATGACAGTTCTTGCATTCTGAACCGCTGTTCCGGATGGAATGATGAATTTGACATCCGGGCAATTGGATATGCAGTCCTTGTAGTTTTTGGCAATATTACGCCACATACCCAATTGTCTTTCCTTTTGGTTGTTTCCATAACTCAACCAGTAATCATCATCTGCACCATTGGGACCGTGCGACTCGGAGATTGTATGATAAATGCTGAACGCCCAAGTCATGTTCATACAGAATACAGGATTACTATAGAGACAGGCTTTTTTACACAAGTCGATCAATTCTTGTACTATGTTCCTTGTTATTTGTCCATCTTCTCCTTTTTCCCAAAAAGAGGATTGGTCCTCATAAGGGGATTGATAAGCCCCGTTTTGCATGATGATGAAGTTCCACGCTTCATCAGCCAACAACCAGTCCATCAAGACTGTGTCATTTGCCGGTGCAGGTTCCCCTTCATCCGTTATATCAGAATCAGGCTCGCTAGACCATTTTCCTGTCGTACCGTTATATTGTTCCCATGTCGTTGCCTGATATTTCCATTTATAATACGTAACTCCCTTATTTCCTTGAAACCTTTTCAAAAAAACATCTAAAGTGGCTGCACCTATATAAGCATTTCCCAAAATTACATTTTTTCCAAATGAAGCACAAATGCTACCCACTTCTCTGACTGTATCCACACCGAAGGATGATCCGATAAAAAGAACTTTCAGCGCTTCTTTATAGGACTGGTCTTTATGTTCCATAGATTCCAACCTTTCATTCAAATCCTTGATATTGGCTTCCGTTTCATCCCTGTTTTTCTCAACTTTCTGATCCAGTTCGGATATCTGACCTTTAAGCCCGGTCTGAACATAGGGAATACCATATATTTTTAAAGATTTCATCCATTGTTCCTGATCATCCTCTGTTATTGAAGCTATACCTATATGTAGTCCTAATACTGTAGCACCATCCGGTTTAAGATACCCTCTGTCCTTTCCTGATGTTCCACTTACCGTAGCAGTAATCCGGTTGCCATCAGAGCCAAAGAATTTCCATGTTCCCATGAAAATATTTGCATCTTCCGCATTTTTCAGATAAAGAAGTGTACCGTTCTCTATGCTGGATACATCAATCCTGCTATAAGCGTTATTTGTGGCATTGGAGATAGGATTGTCTCCCAACGTATTACCCACATAAGCATGTTTGAGCAATATTTCAAGAGTATTGCAAGGCAAATAAGGCAATTCCACACCTTCCGAAAGAGACTTGAGTTCATTTGATGTGTTATTTGCAATCTCCTTGGCCTCTCTGGACATTTCCTTAGCCTTAGCTATTTCTGTATAGGTTCCTTTTACATAATCAATTACAGGTTTGTAATACAATCCCAGAATACTATATCCGGAAACGGCACTTATCTTTTCGGTTGAAGCATGTATATACATATATTTCGCAGTACCTTGAACCTGTATTTGATACCCACTATCAGCGTATCCTGATTCAACATGATCACCTTCGGCATTTGTAAACTTAACAACCAAGCCCAAATCGGCAAGTCTGACTTGATTGTGATTGGTATCTATGACACTTATCACAAATCCAGTTGGAATATCAACGTCTAAAGCTTGTTTAAATCTTAAGTAACCTTCTGTGGAATTAGGATGAATGGATTGTCCCGTACCCGTCCATTGTCCGATTTCAAATTCAGATAATTTAAAAACATATCCATTGATTTCAACTTCTAACTCGGAAAGTTCCGCTGTCAGGCTCTTGCGGCTATTCGGGTTGACCACCGCATCAGTTATAGTAGCCGGGAATATGGTTTGCCCACCCTTTGTCAGTTTATGCATTTTTGTCATAATATCTCCTGTTTTTAGCCTAAGTTCCGCCGGAACTTGGAAACAGTGTTGAAAATGAATGAGATAAGGCTAAACTGAGAGATTGGGTAGAATTATTAATATATATTCGCAATATATATACCTATTTTCTACCGCTCAGGCATATATTTTGAATTTATTTTGTCATTAACATTGTTGGCCGTTATTTTTTTATTAAAACGACATTTAAATCGGATTTAAAATCACATTTTGAATTGTGTTAACAAGTGTGATTTTGGAACAATATGTTTTGCAAAAGTGGAACATTTTGTTTTGCGGCTTATATAATGATGCCATCGGAGGGGCATGATACTGATTATCTTAACATGGGTGACTTTGCAGAGATAGCCGATTGCTATTTCGGTGTCTACGTTAAGCACAAGACCAGTCAGATGTCTAGGCGTGTTACTGCCGACAAGAAGATAGGAACAGGATACGCTACGGTTACTGTAAACTCGTGGGGTATGACTGCTGGTGATTGGGAAGTTTATCCTTTCCTTAGTACAGCTATATTGAAGCAGGATGACTCCGATATTGCTCATATAGCATACACTGTTCCAATGGTAAGTAAAAGAGATATAGAGATAGTTGGTTCTTACGTAAGCATAACAATACTTGGTGGAGTGATGCCATCCGTTATGGGATATATTGAAGTTACCGTAAGAGTAAGAAACGGTTCGAGTAGCCTTATTTCTTTCCGTAATAATAGTTGTATGTCTAGGTTTGCAAGTAAGAAATTTGAAGATCCTATGGTTATAGGTGAATCAAGAGAAACAATAGAGGATTTTTCAGTATCCGCCAATTCCAGCATTGACAAGAAGGTGAGAATATTAATATCATCGGAACTGATTAATGCAGGAACTGCAAGGGTATGGGTAAGCCTTAACAGTGCGGCATATAAGGGAAGTACATTGCTTCTTTCTATGGGTCCAGGGTTATAAGAACAATCCTCCCCCTTACCGTTTATCAGTAAGGGGAGTGGTTATTTCGTTTTCATTAGCTTTTCCTCAAACTCCGCAAGATACAGTCTGCACCCAATTCTCTAATACGGAAGAGAGGACTTCTGTTGCTTTTTCAACCGAACATTATCCGTTACACGTTCCATCGTTCAATCTCCTTTCGTTCCAAAATAAATAGCACCAAGTATAACAAACGAGCATCCGCAAAGGAATGCAAAAATATGACTAACTATTGGGTTCATTTTTCAATCCTTTTAAAATATGACTAATAACATCTACCGTCCATCCGTTCCCTAACAGCCCCATGCCTATATGTGGTTGTACCGACTTGGTGTATCCTTCGGGTACGGTCTGTAATCTTTCCGCTTCCGTAATATTTGGCGTTCTGAAACCTTTTTCGGGATTACAGTCGGGTGAGTTGAATATAAGCGGTGTAAGTGATTTTTTATATCTTCTCAACAGTGATTCGGGGTTCTTGGCAAACATGTTCCATGATTCAAGCATACACCATGACTTGTCTTTCTCCACATACCCGTCCGTGATTATGTCCTTGAACAATATTCCCTTGTCCTTCCATGCAGGTATTTCCCAGTTGCACCAGTAGTATCTTGCTCTCATTTGCGCGGAGAAATCGGAACTGTTGATATACACATAGTCTACTCCAAGATGTGACGAAATAAAATCAGCCCATTCGGACTTCATCTTCACATTTTCAAGCAGGAATTTTATGTTAGGATTGAACTGTCTGATATGGTTCAGTATGTTGACGTATTCAAAGAACAGACTCGAACGCTCGCCATCGAAGTTCAGTTTCTCTTTCCCTAACTGTGAGAAATCCTGACATGGTGTTCCGCCAATCAATAAATCAATATCTTTCCACTGTATATCCCATTCTTTCCAATTTTTTATATCACCCAATTCAATTATATCGGGGTAATTATCCAGTGCAACCTTGATAGACGGTTCGTTTATTTCGCTTGCGTAATACTTGTCTACCTTTATGCCTGCTCTTTCCAGTGCGATACGTCCGCAAGATATCCCGTCACATAAACTTAGTACATTCATTGTTTTTCCAAATATTTAAAGATATGTTTGATTGTTTCTATATTCCATCCGTTCCCAAGCATCTTGTAACGCTGTGTATCGGATATTCCATCCCATATATACCATTCGGGAACGGTTTGAAGTCGTGCGCACTCGGTGGGGGTAAGCCTACGAATGCGAAAATTACCGTTATCAACTAGCATCATACCGTTTGCCATTGCTCCCTTGTGTGATGTAGCAAGTAATGTATGAGCCTTATCGTCTATACTGCGTATATTTTTCTTTATATATTTGTTTGGAATTGTAATATCGGCAATATTAGGAGTATAAATTATAACGCATGGTTGTGTGCTTCCATCATTTCTAGCCCTTGCCAGCAGTGTACATGATTTACCAGATTTTATTTCACGGAAATGCCTCCCTCCAAATCCACATATCGTTCCCGAAACAACTATCAGATTATCCTTTTGTACTGTTGTAAGGAAATTGGTTTTTCCATCTTCCCTAGGTTCAAGCTGTTGGATGTTCTTTCTCTGTTCCTTTACAATCCCGGCTTCATATTCCTTTCTTATCTTTTTTCCATATTCGGTTCTTTTTGGAGTAAGGCAGGCTGATTCACGCCCTCGCATCGCAACACATATCGGATCATTATCCACCTGTATGTAATTGTCATTGTCACCCATCTTGAACAATCTTGTATTTATTGTGCGCGCCTTTTGTTCATACGGAAACTTGATAGGACTGAACTGGACAGGACTGAATTTTTCCGTCTTTACCCTGCCCTTCAAGCATTCAATCATCTTGTCAGACAAGAAATATTTTTCATCAACCTCTTCTTCAAGGATATCCCTTAACAATATACCCCTATCTTCCGGCTGTGGAATATCGTCATGGATATCCGTCCAGTATATGCGCCTTCTGTTTTGTGCCGATACAAGGGCGGAGTTAATATGTATTCCTTTCCTCCCCATTGTTTCATTGAACACAGATTCCCATTTCTTTCCCATTTCCACATTTTCAAGGAAGAATTTGGGATTGTCACCACGTTCAATAAGTTCGTGGTATATACGCATGTATTCCCAGAACAGATATGATTGCCCTTCAAACTCGAAACCGTTCTCCTTCAATTCAAGATACGTTTGCAAGTCTAAAACCTCCATGCCTTCTTTCGTTGAAAGCCCTTTTCTCTTGCCGGACATGGACAGGTTTGTGCATGGAGATCCTCCGATTATCAAGTCTATCTTATCCAGTCTGCTTACTTCAAGTTCTCTTACATCACCAAGCTGTATGGTGTCAGGAAAGTTCTGCATGGTTGCCTTTATGGCAAACTTGTCCACTTCGGACGCATAGTATTTTTCTACAGGAATGCCAAGTTCGGAAAGTGTTATCCGTCCGCACGACATTCCATCGAAAAGGCTTAATACATTCATCGTTATATTTTTTTTAAATTTTCAGCAAATATACGACATAAAACTGTATGCAACCAATACGTTTAACTTTTTTTTTAATTATCTTTGCGATAATAGATAAAATTCATAATATGCAGTTTTCTATAGTACCAAAAATAGATGCCGAGATTATGTTTTCGGAAGATGATCTGTCCGTTTTCAGACGATCGACAGACGGTCTGTATTATATGATCCATACCGAGAAGGTTATGGAAGTGATGCCTATGACGTTACCTGAGGACGGAACGGAACACCCTTTCCCTTACGACACATACGACACTGGCACAAGAGAGTTTGAGAAGCTGCTTTTATCTGATGAGTGGGTTAAAATGGACGAAAAATGAGAAAAATAGGTTTTTTTAACATAGGAAAACTTGGACTTGTAAAATCGGCAGGTACAGGAAAAACCGATATAAACAAGGTGATAGAAAAATGGATACCAAAACACATGGTGTTCTGGTACGATATGTCAAAGCCTGTGGATACATACAGCCAAAACTTTAATGATTGGAGATCACATCCATCTGTAAATGCTGATATAATTATAACAAGCACCTCATTTGTCATAACTAGATTTGCTACACTGAACGATACAGTAAAATGCTACATTCCTAACCAAACAAAAAATTTCCCAGGAATGAAAGTGGAAGTGAAAGGTATAGTTGACGGGCAGGAATTATACTGGGGATATAGTGCTAATGTAAAATTAGTTAATATCACACAAGACGGAACATATGATATTCCGCCATTAGGAACCGTAAACGGTAATCTGTCATTCAGAAACGGCAATATTGTCGGTGCTTGTAACATTACCATCACCCAGCTACCGTCAGGACAATCCGTTCCCACAAACGAGATACTAAAAGCCAATCCATACCTGCAAGACCATAGCGGAAACAACAGACCTCTGAAACTTAACAATTTCATGTTCGCGGCAATGAGCGGTGTGGGTGGGTATGATATTGCTAGCACTAATATTCTACCCGATAGAGCAAATGTTACTGTTACAGATAACAGAATTATTCATATTACTAAAAAACTATCCACCACAGATAGCATGGTAAACATAGTTCCGGCAAACTCTAACCCAACGCATAAGTTTAAGGTTACAGGTCTTTCTGATGGCAGACAAGTTAGTTTGGTAAACAGAAATGGCGGATTTTATACTTTTGACAACGGGGAGCATGAGGTGACATTAACCTATCCCGAAGGAACCACTTCATTGTATAACGCCATAGGAGTTACAGGAAGTACAGGAGATATGGATGTAACAATAGAGTTTATACCTAGATATCCCAACGCCCTAGTAACTGATGGGGTAGATGATTATGGGCAAATACAGAACTTACAGCATGGCGTTAAGGTGTTGTTTACTACTATTAATCCGTTTGTTGATGGAAAGTTTATCTATGACCAAAGACTGAATACTACTGAACCTTGGCTGTTTGCCGTATTCAATGACAAAGGTAGTATTGCTTATAATAGTAGGAACTCAAACGGCAAGACCTATATTGATGGAACACTGAATGAATCTACAATAGTTTCCGCTTTGTTAAACAAAAAGCAAATAATCACCATAGTAAACAATGATGTGACAGGTGATAAAACTAAAACTCCTGTATTCTTTAGCAATACTGACCATAATAGCGGATGGATTAGTTCAGCTTTCTACAACTCCATCGGTTTCGATTCAGTTCCCACCAAACAGAATGACGGATTCACCGAGCAGGATTTGATTGACTACTATATACCGAAGGCTATCGTAACGATAACGGTGGTGGACGTATCAGGCTCACCCATACAGGACGCAACGGTCACGGTGGGAGGCGTACAGTACAAAACGTTGTCTGACGGTACAGTAAAAGTACGGGGTATGGTAAATGGCACGATGTCGCTGTCTGTAAAGAAAGACGGGTATATGCCGTTTTCTGACAATTCATGGAAGCTTGCTGATTCAAGGATAACGCTAGAGGTTCTTCGGAATACCGTAATCACTGAAAATGGATACAGCATATTGCTTGAAAACGATGGTTTAATATTAACGGAATAATATAATGGAAGATAATCTTAAAATTTCACAGATGCCTCCCGTTGAGACCGCTACGGGAGAAGAGATGATACCATGTGTGACGGGAAGCCCTAAAGAGAACAAATCCGTCACGGTGTCCAAGATAAGACAAGGCATGGTAATGGACGAAAACTATGTTCATACCGACAACAACTTTACTACCCAGTTAAAAACCAAACTTGACGGGATACAGGAAGGCGCACAGAAGAATACCGTCATAGGCGTGAAAGGTAATGCCGAACAGTCTTACAGGACAGGAAATGTCAATATAACAAAAGACAATATAGGTCTGTCAAATGTGGACAATACGTCCGATGCCGAAAAGCCCGTATCCACCGCACAGAAAACAGCCCTAGACAAGAAGGTAGACAAGGTGGACGGTAAGGAGTTATCCACAAATGATTTCACCAATGACTACAAAACGCTTCTCGAACAGATAAAGATGCAGCATGGGAACATATATGGAGTGGAGATGAGAAGAGGGCAGACAGACCCTGTATTTCAGACATGGATAGGAAAGGAAGAGTTCAAGACATCTCATCCCATCCTCAACTCTTTCTGTGTGGCAAAGGTAAAGGACGGTAAGGTAGTCGGATTTCTTGACCAGACCAATTTCTTCAAAATGGCTGACGGTAGCCCGTCAAATATTGTTATTGACGGAACTGATGTAACAGATGATGGAAGCGACATCATGCTTGTAAACACCAAGCCTTTCTGGATAATCAACGGAGGAACGGATGATACATACGAAAGAAGGCTCGTCAGTGACGCTCCGTTTACATACGGTGGCGATACGGCCATAGAGATAAAACCGTTCGGAATGAGTATCGGTTACTCCACGATAAAGGATGGGAAGCAGAGATCTATTTTTGACAACACGGTAAAAGGAACAACATCAGTAGGAAATCTAGGCGTGAACATAATGGAAGGAAATGGATGGCCTACGACAAACGTGTCACGTTTTGATTACGAGAAATACGCCAGGGCAAAGAACCCGGACATTACGAAGAACTATCCTTATGCAAATGCTTTCGTTCTTGACCTTGAAGTGTGGTGTACGCTTCTCTTTATCAAATTCAGAACAAAAGACCTACACGCACAGTCTGTTTGCGGAAAAGGAATATCATCCAACGATTCAGCCCCCGATGCGTCAAGCTGGGGGAAAATGACAGGCGTCAGATTCAAGAAGGCGGACGGTCAGACCTATGTGTATTACAAGATGAACGGGCAAGGATTTAAAGCATCAGAAACAGGAACTGCTTACAATTTTTCACAGCTTATAAACAACTACCGTCCTTGCATGAAGATGTTTGAAGCGCAGCTTGCCATGTCATACGCAAAGGAACACAATGTCGCTCCCGACACCGAGTTTGAATATGAAAGCACAAAATACAAATACTACAACTTCCAAGGTCATAACGGATTGGCTGACGGGGAAATGTCAGGTATCGTAGCCAAATTTGTCAATGCAACTGTAACCAGTGGGTGGAGTATTCCAGATAATGCGGCAGTGACAAATCGTGAAATAGAAATATGCTTCACGCAACCTATCATTCGGGGACGTATTGCCGGGTGGGGAGATATATGGATGTGGTACAGTGGGATAGATTGTGTCATGCACGATTCTACATCCATAGACATCTATCAGACCTATGACGTGAACAATCTGACTACAGACAATGTAGCCGCAGATAAGAATCCTGGGGAATCTTATGGATTTGAGAACACATATGAATTTGTCGGTTCTATGGCTAAAGGTGAAGGATACATAACGAAGAACTTTGAGAACTCGCTCATTGGAGAGGTCAAGGGAAGCAATCTTCACACGGGGGAATGCCATTACAACTGGTTTACGGGAAATGCAGGTTCGGGTAAGATTGGAAGGCGTGGTGTTTACTTTGGTGGTAAGTCGGACCACGACTCTTGTTCTCTGCGGTTTGGTGGTGCGAACGGTGCCCCTGGTACTGCGGCCGCGAGCATCGGTGGCGGCTTTCGTTGTACAATAACCCAACCCTAATTTTTCACGAAGTGAAAAATCCCCCTCCCAAAACTTGCAAAATATATTAATAATGTTTAAGTTTGCATAATTAAAAATCTAACCAAATGCGTCAGCAAAGTTAAATAAGTCTGTCAAAGGCGGTTAGTTGAAAAAAGGCGGTCTGTAGAATGGTGGTGTTTACTTTGGTGGTAAGTCGGACAACGACAATTGTTCTCTGCGGAATGGTAATGCGAACAATGCCCCTGAAACTGCGAACACGAACATCGGTGGCAGCTAACGTGCTAAAAAAAATTACTGCTATACAGAAGCCTCGTCAGGAAGATGGAAAATGTCAAGACAACCCATTGTTTGAGAATGGGAACTTATTAGTACATTTACAGTTGTAGGTATATGGAAAGTTAGTTATCTTTGGCTCAACGGACAAAGAAAAGCACGTAAGATGAAAAGATTGAATAATATTTTTGAAACGATAGGCAGTATGGATAATATTATCTCTGCTGCTGAAAAGGCAAAGAAAGGAAAGAGGAATCACAGGGGTGTGAGGGATTATGAGAAACATAAGGATGAATATCATCAGAATGTTTATCAGATGCTCAAAGACAAATCATACCATGTAAGCAAGTATGAGGTGATAGAGAAAGTGACTGATGCAGGAAAGGTAAGGGAGATACACAAACTCCCGTTTTACCCGGACAGGATTATCCAGCACAGCCTTTTGGTACCCATGATGGACAGATGGACAAAAAGCCTTACACTTGATTCATATAACTGTCTGCCCAAAAGGGGTATTACAAGTAAGGTTAAAAAGCATTCCCTTGTGAGAAAGATGAAACGGACATTGCTTGAAATGGACAAAAACGGAAAAATATACGTTTTGAAAATGGATATTAAGAAGTTTTATCCGTCCGTAAGACACAGCGTTTACAAGAAGGCATATAGCAAAGACTTGAAAGACAGGGATGCGTTATGGCTTATGAATACGCTTAATTACAGCAACAAAGGTCTGGCTATTGGCAATCCTGACGCTCAGATAGGAAGCCATTTGGTATTAAGGTCTTTGGATCATGTTATAAAGGAGCAGTTCAAAGTAAAGCATTATTTCAGATTTGCCGATGATATGGTGATATTATCCCACGACAAGAAACAGTTGCATGAATGGCTGTGGAGGATAAGAAATTACCTGTGGTATGAAAAGAAACTAGAGATGAAGAAAAATTACAGGATATTCCCCGTTTCAGAAGGAATAGATTTCGGTGGATTCGTCTTTACTCCCGGTCATACCAAAATAAGAAAGAGAATAAAGAAAAACTTTGCGTCAAAACGTAATAACCCAAAATCAATTACGAGTTATATGGGTATGTTGATGCACTGTGATTCTAAAAACTTAATCAATAAAGTTTTAGTTAATAATAATAGCCACATGACAAAGATTAGTGACTTAAATATAAGAGTGTCAAGAAAGTTTGACGGAAAGGATATAAAGATAGACAAACTTGTCGATGAGCATATAGACATTCTTGATTTTGATGTAAGACCATCTACAAAGAAGGACAATAGTGCATGGGTAAGAATGCAGATACTGTTCAAAGGAGAAAAATGCTTTGTGAAAGGCGGATACGAAACATTAGGAGCATTCCTTTCCCAAGTAGACAAAAGCCTTTTACCATTGGAAGATGTTGTCATAAAATTCAATAGGGGTTATTATTTTGATGGAACATTAGATATTTAAACTATGGAAAGAGGTTTGATTTTTGACGAGAAGCCTGCCTTTATCTTTGATTTAGGCACTGGATATAGCAATGTTCATTTAAACATTGAACAAGTTGACGAACCCGAAACGGACGATATGGGAAATATTGTACAGGAAAAGTTCGTCAAAAAGTGGAAAGCCGATGTACAGCGTGTAAAGAACCCTGTATCATACGACAAAACGGTAGATGCCGCCATAAAGGATGAATTTCCCAACGGTGAGGAAGAAGCGGCTCTCAGAAAAGGTATTTTAAACAAACTTGACCCGGATTATGTAAAGCTGAACGAGTTTGCCGAAAGTGTGAAACAATCTTACTTGAAAGGATATGGAAAACAATGATAAACAACAGATAGGTGGGTATTTCTCCACCAAAAACGCTTCAAAGGATGAAGCGTTAAAAGGTATCGTAGCTGCAAGAATATCAGCATCGGAAGATGTAACCGACAAGGAATACACAGCATTGTCAAACCTTATAAGAGTAGCGACATCGGATGGATGCCGTATCTCATTGGTACAGGAAACGAAAAGCAGATCAAGCAGAATAGCACCAACAGGAATGCTTCTCCCGGCAGGAACGGTGGAATATTTTTCAGTCACACCAGGAAGCAAGGTAAGTGTTACGGGAACAGCAAACATATCATCTATCGAGTAAGTCATGGGCATGAATTATAACACTATATTAGCTTCCTTACTTGACGGGATATCTCTAGCATTGAAAAGCGGAAACTCGAATGTTGATGCGGAACAGTTCAACTTCCTTACTGACGCAATAAACAAATCAACTATCATACCGTCTTATTTTGATAGAGAAAATGCCATAAAGTATCTTGATGTGAGTGATACCTAGTTTGCAAGGCTTACATACAAAGGTACTAAATTTCATCCCGTACAACCGTTATTATCTCCCGTGAGAGTACAAGGAATGACAAAACCCGTATATTTAAAAGATACATTAGATGCTCTTAAAAAGAACGGGCTTATACGTCCAAAGAAGTCAAGGGGTAAATACAAGACTAAAAACTAGACAACCTCATACGCATACATTGTAACACAATCATCTTTATTCTCCATATTAACCGCTTGGAAAATGTTTTCTTCATTATCCAAAGCGGTTATTTTATATGTTCCGTTCGTCAGATCAACAGTGTCACCTAATTTTATATAAGCGTACTTGTTTCCACTAGGTATTAAATACGTAATCTTTATTGGATTATTATTCCATTTTTTTAATTCTTTCATCTTCAATTCCTCTATTTTAAAATTATTGCGCTAATATACGAATAGGAAAAACAACACACAAGTAAATAACTTATTTTAACAAGTTTAAACTATCTGAAACACAATAGGTTATACTGCGAAATTTTTATTTTTGTTTAGGCAATCCATGTTGTGAATTTACACTCGTAAAGATGAGTGCACAGTCTTTACGGGAGTTATAATACACACACATTAAATTACAATATTATGGGTTCAGACAAAATTTTTATGTTCGACAATCCTGCCGCTGGAGAAAGCGCAGGTATTATGTCAATGATTCCTGCACTGTTGCAGAATAAAGGATTAGACCCCAATCTTGTAGCTGCCTTGATGAATGGTAACAGAAATCAAGACGCTTGGGGTGGTGCTGGTTGTTATTGGATCTGGATTATCCTGCTCTTCTTCCTGTGGGGTGGTAACGGATTCGGTAACGGGTTTGGCAATGGAGCAAACGGAATCCCTGCTCAATTGAACAATGAAGCAGGACGTGAATTGTTGATGAACGCTATTCAAGGAAACGGAACAGCTATCAATCAGTTGGCTAGTTCTTTGAACTGCTCTACTCAACAGTTGCAGAATGCTATCTGCCAAATTCAAGGACAGATTCAGCAAGTTGGTAATCAGGTAGGTCTTTCCTCTCAACAGATCATCAACTCAATTCAGTCCAATAGTGCAGCTATTGAACGTCAAGGATGTGATAGCCGTTTGGCTACTGTAGAGCAGACTAATACTTTGACAAGCAATGCGAACACTCAGTTTAACATTCTTGGCGCAAAGATAGACGCTCAAACAGCTATCATCAATGATAAATTCTGTCAGCTTGAAATGCGTGAAATGCAAAACAAGATAGATGCACTTAGACAGGAAAACAGCAATTTGGCTCTGGCTGCTTCTCAACAGGCTCAGACTGCAAATATAGTTGGACAACTTAAGGCTCCGTGCCCGGTTCCATCCTATATAGTGCCTAACCCAAATTGTTGCTATGGAGGTTATCCGTTCATGGCTGGTTTTGGTGCAGGTTATGCTGCTGGTGACAACTGTGGTTGCAATTGCTAAAGTTTAGTTAAGAGTTCTTTGACTTATTGAATTGGGCTTCGTAATCGGATAGGTACATCCATTTATATCCTTTATGATACTTTCTTTTGCCTAAACATACAGCGGAAATATGACCTTGATTATATCCTTCTGTTTTTTTAGCAAAAGTGGGTGATTCATAAATCTTAATATCATTAGGATTACTTGGATTGATACGAACAACAGATTTACTGTTTGCTAGAATAATTTTTCTATTTCAAATTTTAGATAAAGAGTTTCTTTTTCTTGTTATTGGATTTAGAGCATTCATAGAGGAATTGCACCATCTTAAATTAGATACTTTGTTGTTTTTCCTGTTGGTATCTATATGGTCTATTATGGGATAATTATTAGGGTTAGATATATGTGCAGATGCAACTAATCTATGAACATAGCATTTTTTCTCTTTATTATCTTTATATAGGCGAGCTTGTAAGTATCCAAATTTCGTTTCCATTAAATGACATAGCTTTGGTGGCATAACGTATCCACCATTGCCATTATCTCTAAAACGTTCTTTAAACACAACTCTACCATATGAAGAAACCATATATGTTTCTTCATATCCGATTACGTCCTTCCAAATTTCTCCTTCCAAGGAGATGCTCTTAATAAATTCTTCGTTTGTCATTGCTAACTTATTTTAGTGATGCTAACATAAAAAAAAGAGGGAAGGGCGTTAGCGAACCCTTTTCAATAGGTTAATTACTCCTATCTATCCCGATGCAAATATAGTAAAATTCTAAAGAAAGGGAAAAGTTATGAGTTATTTTTTTAATCCTTATATGATGGGATATAACGCTAACCGTTTTAAAGGAGTACATAGACTTGACTTTGGAGGAATACCGTTTGTTCGGACATCTTCTGTAACAACAGACACGACAAATTCAGAGGTTATCTATGGTATTAGCCCGTGCCTGTTCAGGCGATTGCCAAATCAAGGTATTTTGCTCTTGAGTGTAAATCATGTTCCTGCTGCCGGATCTGACGGGTATCTTGTTTCTGTGGCTACCACACTGACAAATACCACATCAACATCCACAAGCAAGGTTCCTTTGGTAAACGGTTCTGGAGATCAAATGCCATCAAGTGAGATTTCACAAGGCAATAAATACTTTGTCTATTACGACAAATGTAATGGGATATTTCAAGTAGTTAATCATATCGTTGCACCTGCTACTGCCGCACAGGCTAGAAGCACTGTAAAATGATATTAAAAAGTTAGAATAAGTATGTTTCAATCAATACGACAAGGACAGCAGTTTTTCATATTGCATAAAGGGGAAAACCCAAGATGTGATGTGGGCACTGTGGTAAGTGTTTCAAATCCTGTTCCTAAATATCAGAACGGATATACAGCATATCCTCTTCCGCAAAATGAAATGGTTGTGGATGTGAAAGTTAAGGTTGGAGATGATACTCTTGATTTTCAAAAGTTGCCAGCCAATCTTAGTATAGCAGACTTTTCCCAAGTAGGCGGAAATGTGGTTGTATCGGAAAGCAAGGATGCCATCAATGCAGAGATAGAAGCAATGAAAATAAGTAGTGTAAGGGTTGTGGAATCTGTGGAATACCATCAGAAAGTAATCAAAAGCTGCGATGAGATGCTTACAGCGTTGAATCCTGCATTTGCCGAAAAGGCACAGCAGGACAAGGAGATGAAGGAACTTAAAGGTGAATTGTCACAGATAAAGGATATACTTGCACAACTTGCTGCTTCTGGTATCAAATTGCCTGACGTGCAACATACAAACAATAATAATAACAACAATAAAAAATAAACACTATGGGTTGGAAAGTATATGGAATGGGCCGTAGCTTTGAAGGTGAAGATATGGACCGGGAATTAGAAAAAGCGTATAAAGAAGGTTATCGTGACGCTATGGAGGAAATGGATGGACGTTACGGTGAGCGTGGAATGCGTAGAAGAATGGACGATGATGGGCGTATTTGGGATGATGATGATGAGTACGGAGAAAGACGCGGAGTCAAAGGTACTGGTCCTTACGCCAGACGTAGACGCTAATTAAATTGGTTTAAGCCCGTAGTGGTTTGCTACGGGCTATCTTTTTAAAAACAAAAGCTATGGAAAGAACGAGATTAGATGTATATGAGAAACTTCCTTCGGGAATGGAAAAATATCTTGCAGAACACGGATGGAACTTCTCTAAGAAATTATGTGAATATGCCGTTTCCAAAATGAAAGACAGGAACGGAAACAAAATACACCCGTATGACAAGGATCAAGTGGAAACATTAATGAAGCAATTCAATGTTGAGTTGAAGAATGATGTGGAATACAACAAGGTTTATGTATTGAATATGGTACGTGCCGACTATATGGGTTCATCCATAGTCAATGAGCAATATGCCTGTATGTTTGTAAAAGACTATCTTGATGATGTTGACGGAAGCCCTACCCGTGCTCTTGACGAGTATTATGCAAAGTGTATAGCCTGTGGAACACCTTTCTCTTGGGAGGATTATATCTGATTGCTATGGTACGACAAAGACTATACATTGAGGAATATGATTGGACGGTTGATGTATTCTATTCTGTGGATAAATACTCTTATTTAAGAGCGATATACAGACTGGAATATATTGGCTGTCCTTTTCATTTGCTGAACAGGATAACGGATAAGATAAAGACTGAAAAATACAATTACGGTGTAACGTATTCAAACAATAAGTGCACTGTAATTATTATCAGTCACAGTACGTCTGATGAAGAATTTATGAATACACTGGAGCATGAAAAACAGCACATGATTGGTCATATAATTGATCATTATGGCATAAAGCCTTCATCAGAAGAAGCCGGATACCTTGCAGGATATGTAGGTGCTTTATTTACAAAACCTATAAAAGACGAGATTTGCGATTGTTGTAAGAAAAAACTAAAATAAATCATTATGAAAAAGATTTTTATGGCTATGATTAGCGGAAAAAGCAAAGAAGAAGTATATGATATGCTTAACGATTCAGAAAAGGAAATACTGTTCGGTATTGCTCAAAGCATGGGAATGACACGGGTGGAAAGAAGAAAAATGAAAAGAAAATACGAAAAGAGAAGATAGGCTAACTGCCTATCCTCTCTATTATTAGTTAAAACTTTTGTATAACTCAAGATTATTGAAAACATAACACTCTTTATCCTTGATTTGAGGATACATATAAGAGGGAATATTCGCTATCTTTCGGGCATTTCCCCAGTATGATATTCGTTCGTCTATATCAAACAGAAGTTCCGGAGTATCGTAGAACAGGTTCAATTCTCCTGCCTTTTGTACATCTTCATCCCATTTACCTTCGTCACGGGCAATATATAGTTTTAAATTGTTCATATCTATATCAGTTTTACGCCTATTCATAAGGGTTTGTTTTACAGTAATTTTTATTCTCTGACATATTCAGTAGCTTATTTAAAGACTCATCTGAAAGAAGATGTTTGTTGCTAGAGTTTCCAAGCATTAAACGAGGTTCAATATTTCCATCTCTCATAAATTTCTGTATCTCGTATATATGAAAAAGTAAACCTTCACAATCTACTGCATAGTATTCAATGCCATCGTTATTACTAGCCGATACTTCGTAACCAATCCATCCACCATCTCCAATATAAGTACTTATCTCAATATTACGGCAAAAACCGTAACTGATAAGTAATAGCCTTAATACATCTTTTCCACTCATATTCATTCCTAATCTGATTTACGCTAATTCAATTATAGCCTTCTTAAAATTAACAAATAAAGGTATTGCTGACATGCCCCCATTGCAATCCAACTGTCTTAAAGATGGAACAACCTCTCCGTTATCATCAATCTCATAATCTGCGATATAGGCTAACTTCTTTGCTTCGGGAACCAATATCCTTTTATGAGCCATGACCGTTATACAGACTTTGCTTCCAACAGGGAATCCTTGGTTGGATTCAATGTATTCCTTTTCCAACTGTTCCTTTTCTCCATTCATTTTTTTTATCTTTAAATCAATGGCGTATCTTTTGCTCAAAAATTCTTCCTTATTCATATTTTTTGCCATTCTAATTGATCCTAACATACTTACCTGCTATATCACAGTTTCTTAATATTTCCGCGTTGTTTTCACCAAAAGCGATGAGAATACTGCCACAGCCAGGAGAATCCCCACGAGTTCCGTCTGGACGGAAGAATCTGATTCGGTTACGCAAGAACTTCATTGCCGTTGCCTTTTCGAATATCACATCCTGAAACATCTTTGAATCACAGCGATTGAAAAGTAAAGCAATACCGTTTCCATGTTCTGCCATCCGTTTAACGAAGCATTCTATAAGAGGACGGGAATAAGGTGGGTTCAACCAAACACGTCCTTTCCATTCCTGTTTTAATCCATCGTCATTTTTGTTGTACATGACATTTGCCGTTTTATAGGGGGGGGGCTACTGGGGCACATGGGTCTAAATCAAATTCACCTAATGCGTCTATAATTTCTTTCGGTGTGTACCATTCATCGGTACTATTAGACGATCTTTCAAAAGTTGTATTCATTTCTTTTATGTTTTGAGTGTTATTTATTTCTCTTTTAACGAAACATTTCTATTACCACTTTATTTTCCGAGTTTCCATCATCAGGATGTACATCAGTAAAATCAATGACAGAAAAATCATATAGATCAGGAATGTATTCAGTTTGATAATCTCCTGTATTCATTACGATATTTATTTCAGCATCCTTATTGACAACTAACATTAGTTCGTCAATCATGTCTTGGACAGTAATTATTCTTTTCATCATTGTTTATATGGGTTTTACAAAGCCGCCTAAGGCTCATATTTATATCAATTTTAATGCTTCCTGCAATCCTGCTTCAAGTGCGTCTTCGTAGGTATCATAATGAATAATAGGTCTGTCAGACAATCCTATCAAGTCATGGGTAGGTATTGTCAGAATATCGTAAAGCCAATAATCTCCATACATATAGCCTATTTCAATATGGAGGCATTTAGTGTCACGCAACCATTTCTGGGCAACGGATTGCGGAGGAAATTCTATATCTGTAAACATCCCTTTATCTTTCAGCAGCTCCGCTGTTTCTAATGTTATAAATTCTTCGGTCATGACTATTCTCCTTTCTTCTTTTCACATTCTTCACAATGTAATTTATAAGCATGGGCAAACATCTTTAACGTAACAGGCTCAAAGTGAAAATCTGCCTGTTCCCCTTCTATGACAACTGAAACACATAATTGGCCATCGAAAAAATCAATATATGCCTCACCACCTCCATCTCCGTTAATGGAAAGTGTTTGTGTCTGTACGCTATTCATAATTATTCTCCTTTAATCTTTTAATTAGGGCATCAGCGCAATTAAGCGAATATTTAGCGACTACATCAGAATTAACACCATAGTCGTTTGCTATAACAATTTTAATAATGTCTTTTGCCAATTCGTACCTACGTTGTTCCCAATCAATGTTTTCACTAAAGAAATTAAGTTCTGACACCTTGATATACATGTTTTCCACCAATGCAGTACCATCATCATATAAATCCTTAATCTCTACAATTTTTCCAGTTGATTTTATTCTTGCTTTCATTATTCCTCCTTTCCAACTTTAACATATCCGTTTTCAATGCACCAACACAGCATATCATAGGCTGCATCTATTAATGAATAAGATAAAAATTCTTGATAATAATCAAATTCGTCAGACATGGAATAACAAATATGCCAACAATTGTCACTAAAATACATTGTAATACAATAAGTATCCATTCCTATTTTTATCTCTTTTGGTAACAGTTCCAAAATGTCAAGCAAAGTAAATGCAGGAATACAATGTTCTTTTCTGAACGGTTCCTTGAAAGTTCTCCACTCTCGTAAAGATAATTGTGGTTGTTTGCCTTCCTCATAAGGATATAACATCCAAGTCATTGATGCGTTACCTGTATTCACCCCAAGTTCTTGAAGGTGTTTTATTTTGTCAATCGACAGCACATTCTCCAAAATTTCCATCAGTTAAAATATTTTTGGTTTTATTTGATACGCTTGCAGTAATATATCTGTTCGTGGTTCTTATATCAGAATGACCAGCCATAGATTTCAGTTCTCCTTCTGGTATTCCCATATTAGCCCATCTGGTAATAGCTGTTCTACGTCCTGTATGTGTTTTGATGAACTGGTACTTCGGCCCTTTCATAAGTACATTTGCCCGTCTTACAAATACCTGCTTGTTTATACCTGCTCTACATCCAAGAGTTGGTAGAACTTCATTCATAGTAGTCTTTAAGGAAGATTCTATGTTGTATTTATCGAACGATCTAACCTCTTTTATCATTTTTATAATCTTGGAAGGTACAGGAACCTCAACGTTCTTACCTGTCTTTTTTGATATATACGAAATAACATTTCCTTCCATCATAGAATCTTTCAATCTGAAAATATCGGAATATCTCATGGCAGTATAGCATTGAATCAGAAACAATTTCTTTACAATTTTTTCTGTAACGTTAAACGGCTCGACATTCCAGAATAATTCTATTTCTTCATCCGTAAGAGATATATTTGAAGGAGATTTTACGTTGAGTGAGATAATATAATCATTGATATATTTGCTCATCTCTTTTGATTCGGACAATATTCTTTTAAGCATTAAAAGATATGCCTTTTGGGATGATTCGCTTATCTTTCTCTTTGATTTTATAACATTGATCATATCATCTATCATGTCACGATTGACAGGCTTTTCAACGGACGGGACTTCCTTGAACGTAGGAATGACATCATTAAAATCATACTCGTCATAAAGATGATTGGTAAGATATGGCATTATATGTTTGGATAATGCTTCAAATCTTACCTTTCCGCTTCTTGTCTTTGTATTATTCAACTTTTCTATCAATACGCCTACAGTCATAATTGAAGGGCTATATTCGTTCTGAATTGTTTCAAGCCTGTTTTTTAAATCCTCAATCAGACTGTTCTGTGATTCTATAGTCTTGTTTAACCTATCTATTGTTTCAGCGAGAATCTGAATTGTTCTTTCTTTATCTTCCATGTCTTATATATTTTTGTTGCAAAAATAATAAAACTGTATATTCTATAGGTTAAACTATAGTTATCAACTCTTAAAAATGTTTACTACGCCCATTAATTTATAATCTCCCTCTTCATTAATGATACATATAGGAGCATTATTCTTAGGATTAGTGTATGCCAATGTGACATAATCCCCAGGAAATACCTTCAATGCGTTAATCATCTTTTCAATGTTCAGATTGCAATCAAAACGCCCTTGACAAGATCCTTCAATTCCGACATTTTCCGATATTTTATACCCTGCATCATTTGTGTATGTTATATCCATTTTATTATCTTCCTCCCTGCAAACAAAATGTGACATGTTATATACATCTGACATTACCTTTATTCTTGAAAGGGAATCTATCAAGTCGCTAGTTCTTGCTTTAATAAAGTAATTAAAGTTTGATTTTATATTATTTACCAATGGCAGGTAGTTTACAAACTTAACCTCCATCAGAGTACAATTAAAGACAGACCCGAAATCCCCATAAGATATAGACATCACCCTTTCATCATCAGATACAGAAACAGTTACATTTTCTTCTGACAACATTTCAAGAAAGGATAACGCTTCCTTTACCGAAGTAGGCATTACATTTATGCACAAGTCCTTTGATATATCCGGCTGAGATTCTATAACATCTCTTACAAATACAATCTTATCGGACGAACATATATCAATGCAATTATTGGAACAAATAAAATTTATCCCCACTCCACTAAGGCTGGTCACAACGTCACTGATATCATTAAATCCTATGTTCCTTTTTAATGCTCTATACAGATCATTCCTGTTCACGTTGACCCTTATCCCGGTACCACGCTTACCTATTTTAATATCAGGATAAGATTCCACATCTTCTGCAAAGAAAGACGCTTCACTGCCATTGTAAGAGAATATTATATCCTTATCATATATCTTTACCGTAACAATGGAATCCTTTACTGTTTTGAGTAACTTTACAAGTCTTATTCCGTCTACTGCAAACTCCTGCCCGTCATTGCAGTCTGAATCAATAACGGGAATAATCAAACGCATCTCATTGAGGTTGTTGTATGAAGTAACCTCTATCGCATTCTCTGATGCTATATATTTAAAACGAAAACATTTAAGTATCGTCAAGCCTGTATCGGAAAGGCAGGCTTTGGCTGAGTTTAACGTTGAATATAAAACTTTTCTATCAAAAACTATCTTATTCATAAATGTAAAATTCAAATGTATTCAATCCAAGAAAAATGTTCTCTTTTATCAAGGTAATCCATGTCGTTCTCGTTATCATAGGCTTCCTTCTCAAACGATATATTCCTATACGCATTACCTTTTTGTGTAAGCCTGTACAGCCATTCCAAAAGATACAAAATGTAAAACGGAACATACAAAAGCTCTTTCATTTGTTTTGTATGAATCGCTTCGTGATTGTAATCGCTTTCACGCATCGTACATCCTTTTCTTACGAAAAGAACCCCAAACAAATTTATACACTTGTACCCCTTGAATGGAATTATTTTGTTATATATAACTTTCATTGAAACAGCTCTTTAATTATTTTTTCAAAACTTACTTTTGTACTGCTGTTACGCATACAATAATCTTTTATCTGTAGTGTATTTGACATCCCCGGCTGACCACGCTCGATATCGTCAAGTATATTCCACAACATATCCTTAGACCATACAAAATATCCTCTAAAGAAATATGTAGCCATCACATCAGCTTGTTCTATTATATGATTACGGTCATGGTTACTGTCAGGCATTTTAAGTTCTATGCCATATATCTTACCGTCATGTATATAAGCAAGGTCTGGCATACTTTTCTTTGCTCCTAGAGCACGAAATTCAGCCGACTTGTTACCACTTACAGCAGGATGGAGAAGTTCGGAAAAGAACGCTACAAGCAATCCCCTGCATCCTTTACCTTCCTTCTCGTTCCTATAACTAACTACTATATCTTTCTGCATTTTCTTTTCTTCCGCAGATCGTTTCTCCTCAGCCATAATAAAAAAAATTGTATTTGGCAAAGGTATCACGAAATGGGATATGTGAGAAGAATAAAAGGTTAAAGTTTGTTATCAACCATCTCAAATCCTTCACACATGCCATGTCCGCTGTTTCTTATCTTCATGGCAACGTTTTTTTCAAACCAAGGGATGTAGCAGACATATCCAACAAACAATCCATCCACAATAACTGTGTATCTATGCTTGCATCTACAGCAGCAACACTCTCCGTTTCTGCAAGGCTTTGTATTGCTATTTTGCAAGATCATCCAAAGAAATGTTTTCTGACAAGAAATCGTCCGTGCATTGTTTTACCACATCATCGAACCGCAAATCGCAATACTCGTCAATCCAGTCACCGATGAAGTATAGTTTGTTGCTTCCTGCAATAATACCAAACAGAATAGGGTCTTTTCTTTTTTCCACCTCTTCTTTTTTCTTGTCAGACGGTAAATCTGTTCCGTTATTATCAAAGTCATAATGGAGGATAACATAGTTGTCGAATATTTCATATTTGTCTATGTCTGTCTTTTTCCTAATTATGTCAAATGGTATGATTCTAGTATAGTCAGAAATATAATCAAGGCATAGATTTTTCGGACATCCTTTTGCAAACTTCATAAGATTTTCCTCTGATATAGCCTTGTATAATCCTTTGCTGAACAATATGCTTTCGTATTTGCATATCACCATGTTTCGGAACAGTTTTTCTTTCAAGGCGTGTTGACCGGATCTTTCAGCATAACCTAGCATCAGTATATAGTCTTTTATCCTATCCCTGTATTGCTTCATTTCGTTTTCTGTCTGTATCTTCACCTCAGAAAAGAAATGTATTACGTCAAACTTGGATCTTCTGTATTCGTCTATATAATCCTTAATCTTTTTAAACCATGAGTTTTCCTTATGTTTTCTATCAAGAAGGAAGGGTCTTACTTGCTTATGCTCCTGGTTTGTTTTTACAGAATCAAGCATTGTCGGTGAAACGGTAAGATTAAATTCCGCCACTCCTTCCTTATCATTGCTTTCCATGTACTGTTTAAGAAAATCATAAGACATTACACTTGGATTAGGATCTTTCTGCTCTATAATGGAGTATTTGGGCAGATTAAAGTCAAGCCTTATCGTTTCGTGAAACAAGGCAATTTTACCATCGCTGTTAAGTAAATTTTTTCCCATAATTAAATGTTATTTTTTATTTCTTTGAATATATCCCCATATAAACTTGCTGGAATATCCGCATTCTTTCATGGCTTTACGAAAATCAGTTTCCGTATTTCTGATATACAACTGCCGTATTGCCCAATAAGTATTGTATCCTTTAAGTTCCGCATACTGGAAAAATTGAGTAGGTGTCATTTGCTCGAACTTTAAATCTCCTACCAGTTCTTGCAGTTCCGCCATCCTTATTTCCTTTTCGGTTGGATATACATATCCGCAGAAAGGACATTCCGAAGCGGTTATGGCAATATATTTACCACACTGTTTACATTCCTTCACTCCCTGTATCCCTTCACATTTTCCCTTGTTGTGCCATAAAGCCCATTGACGTTCTTTCTCAAACTTGCCTAGCCGTGATATGTTACCACCGAAGTCCAGGAGAAATGCTTCCGTTTTATTTGGGTGAAGTCGTATAGCCCTGCCGGTTGCCTGGATATAAAACTGAACGGATTGGGTAGCACGGTTCAATATACAAACCTCTATACTTGTTTCATCGTATCCTGTAGACAATATGCCACTGTTGCATATAACGGTGAATTTATCGTCATGGAAATCCTTGATAAGCTGTTCCCTGTTTCCTGTAAGATGCTTGTATTTTTCATATAACTCCAACTCATCCGGCTTGTTCTTGTCTATACCTGATATGAGGAATTTTGCAGGAATGCCAGCTTCATTAAATTCAGCACACATCCTTATCGCATTTGCCTGTGTGGCATCAAAACAGATTGCTTTCTTCATCGGACAGATACGCATATAGTTTTCAATCACCCCCTTGTACTGTACGGACTTGTTGAACGCTACCCCCATCTGTCTGCTATCGAAGTCACCTGTACGATAATCGGTATTAACCTTAGACAAGTCGGGTGCATCAACCGTAAACGTTCTCAACTTGGTTATGTTTCCCAGGTCCATCATATCCTGTATCTGGGCGGTTTCTACAATCTCTTCATAGTTCATGCCAAGCTGCCTTTGGTTCCCACTTCTCATCGGGGTTCCTGTAAGACCTACTACATACTTGTCATCAAGCAAACCTGATTCAAAGAGAAAGTCCGCATCAGAGGTGTGCCCTTCGTCTATTAGGCAGAGAGATACACTCTTAACCCATTCAACCCATTCGGGCTTTTCTAGCCTTCTACGGAGAGTTTGAGCCATTGCGGATACTACTAGACCTTTAGGTATGTTCCTGTGCTTAGGAGAGATATATTCAGCCTGTATGCCAACTCTTTCCAACGTTCCCCCTGTCTGTGTCATAAGTTCAGATCTGTGGGATACGATAAGCACCTTATTCCCCTTTTCGACAGCACCTTTAGCCATAAAACTCATTATGACCGTTTTGCCGTAACTTACACAGGCTGAGAATATGACGTGTTTATGATTAGTCAGGGCATTTCTCAGACGGGTTATCCCCACCTCTTGGTAATCCCTTAGCTTTATTTCGTTTGTACTCATCTTCTTGTATCATTCTTTCAAGTTCGTTTTTCAATGCAATCACAAAAGCCATACACTCTTCTCCTTCAAACTGCTTGACAAACTGCCTGGCGGCATCTTCGTAATCAGGAACACATTCCTTTTTGAAGTATTCCTCATTGTCTTGAAGAACCATCCAATCCTCGAAGTGATGGTTTGGTTTTTTTCTTAAATATATGCAGCAAAATGACAGTATCACTATTTAGTTTGATCAACTTCCTGTCGTAGTTCTCAAATTCGTCAACGTAATTCGTATTCATCTTCGTAAAACAATTTAAAGTTTCTCCATCTATGCCCGTTTTTCCCCTTACAGAAAGAACTGCATGAGCGTTGTGGCATACCTAATTTCCTCTCACAGTCACAACAGGCTTCAAAGCATAGGAATCTGTTCGTGCCATCCTCTATCGCAATGACAGCCCTTGTATTGTTTCTATGGCCGAGATAAGAACCGTTTTCCTTTCGTTTCTTTATGAGTTCCTTCATAATAACTCTTTTCTTTTCACGTTCCTCATCCGATACTTTCCTTCCTTTCTTGAATCCATAATTATGACCTTTGACGAACCTTCCTTTTTCGCCACGGTAAGATATTGGATAATCTATCCATAATTCGCTAATTGCTGGCATTGAAATCTAACTTTAGTTTTACAATTTCATCACTCATGGCATGTACTCTTTTCAGCCATGCCATTTTCCATGCTTCTTTTCCTATGCCATATATACGATATATATCATCTCCTGCATCATCAAATTTGATAGGAGTGCATCTTGTTGACTTACATTTCGTTCCGTCCATAAGTTCAACGTCACCTACACCCCCATTGAGCATGATAAAGTTGATATTGTTTTCTATGGCAAGATAGGGGATGATTATTTCATCCCCACGATTAGGTTTGTTGTGCTTGATTAATGTAGTCATTTACTTTGCTTATTGGGTATTTTTTCGCATCACGTTCGTTGAGTGAAAGATAAGCTAGAGCCATTTGTAACTTATCTTCCATCCTGTCTATATCGTCTTTATAATCGCATCTGTTAAGTTCCCAATACAAAAGCCTTGACGGGTCATTAACCGGGCGTAAATCAAATGGATCATCATCAGATTTACCGTCATATACGATATAATACATTTTATCCACATTGGGATGGGAAAGAAAATGCGACATTAGCTGCCAATAGTATTCCTCTATCGCTTGTTCCTTTGTGGCTTCTCTCAAATATTCAATCTTACTTTCAGAAGTAAAGCATTTCACTTCGGCTATATAAGATAATTTACCATTGACATCAAATCCATATCCATCGGGAGAATCACCATATCCATCATAGATATTATCGACAAAAACAATTTCGTCAAAATCATCCGCACAGGACATTAGTCTAGAGAACGTGTTATGGTTAAAACACTCGATAGCGTCTTTTTCATGATCCTTTCCCCACTCCATGTCAGAGGTGGATATATGTCGGCATGGTTTGTTTAACCTTCTTTCCCTTGCAACCTGATAAAGATAAGATATAGCTGTATCCCCGAAAGGAACGTCAACTGTCTTTCTCTTTACGCCCTGTTTTTTTGCAACCTCTAGCTCGGAAGGTGTCATTTCCCTTCTCCCGGAAACCATAAGTTTTCCAATGGCGGAAGAGGTGATTTTACCACACCTCTTCATAAGCCATAATTTTTCTTTTTCTTCTGCTTCTATCATTTCTTGACTGCTTCGTTAAACAATTTCATAGCTTCCGCGTCCACATCATAGCTTGCCGTGATGTATCCAATGTCGCATTTCCCACTTTTCAATGCTTCCAATGCAGCCTTGAATTTATCAGAGTTTACTGTCATCTTCTCTTTCTGTGGTGGTGGCGGAGCATCACGCCCTATACGCAATCCGTAGACCTTTCCTCCATCGCTTGGGTCACGTGTCAGTTCCTTGCACAATATGACACGAAAATCACGGATGGTTTCAGGATAATCAGTTTGTGCCAGCTTGGTAAGGCGTTTACGGTTCGTACTGTTCAACAGCATAGGTTTAGGAACAAGGTTTGTTTCTTTAAAGTAAGCAATCCATGATGGTTTCTTACTACCTTGTACCTTTGCATTCTCATCCCATACGATATGGGATATTGTAGCAATGATAGACTGACCGTTAGGGAGTATTTCTACTCCCACATAATCAGATTGACTTCCAGTTCTCCAATGATGGAGAACCTGGCTTTGTTGTTCGTTTGACATATCTATTCAATTTAACCAGGTAAAACTACAGTTGAATTTCCCGTTTTGTCTACAATGACGCTCTTTCCGCCTATGACAGCTTCCGTCTTGTGTCCACTTGGGTATTCCGATAAACAGGAATCATTTTCCGCTTCATACGGATATACATCCATGATGGCAGTTTCGGCAATGGATGAAATCACATAGTCTGCCATTGTGCCTTTCATTCCTTCGTCAAGTTTCTTTACAGCATCTCTCAAATCGGATGCCTGAACAAGCATATAGCATGATGTCTTTTTCTCCGCTCCGCTCTTTTCGTCTAGCGTGATGTAATACAGCTTGCATTTAAACCATAGATCGGCTCCATCTTTCTCAGAGGGGAACAGTTCGCTGTAATTGGAGCGTTTAATGTCCGAAACAGTGAACTCGCCACTAATAAACGGTGTCATTTCCGATATAATACGTGCTTCCGCCTCAGTGAAGCTAAGCGCATCAACCAGGTATTGCTCACTTACTTTCTTATTCATCCCATTTTCTGCTACTTTTTCGTAGCGAATTTTACACTCAAAAAATGTTTTCATGTTTATTGTTATTAATAATTATCTTAATCAAAATTGAAATTATCCTCACCACTTGGCTCTTCGTCCGGCATATCATTACCGAAATCCATCGGAATGAACCAGTCTGAAATATAGTCTTGCATGATTTAATCCTCCTGTTCTTGTTTGAAATATTCGTACTTTATTTCTCCATTTACGATCATATCCATGATTTCTTCATCGGAAGATGTGGCTATTTTCATCATGAACTCATCTTTCTTAACCTTTTCAATATCTTCATTTTCATTCTTTTCCACCTTTTCCACCCTTCCCATCTTTTTTGCCTTTTCAGACATATAAGACACAGCATCTTTAGCTATTTTCAAGGCATAATCTGAATCGTATAAAGACATCATGGATTGAATGTATATTCCGTTAATCCTGTCAAATATCTCCTGTTGGGGAAGGCTTAGAAACTTTGCCGTATTCGCTCCCATCATCACCTTTATCTGCCAAGATGTTTTTATATTCACTATGTGAAGCCATCCCTCTTTGATAGGGCTTTTAATAATATAAAAGTCACCTACAATATATCCTTCGTCTATATCTTTCTTTTTCATAGTTTATATTTTTCCAAAGCAAGAATAATTTTATGATCTTCAAGGGCTGATTTTATGGTATCGTCAATCATCTTGTTGTGAGTTTTAGAATCTATATCCAATTCTGAAACATTGTATCCATTGTCAATCTTGTTCTGAATACTGAAATAATAATTTCTTATTTCCAGCACATTCTTATGTATCTCTTCTCGTGTCATCTTCTCGGCAAAAATTTATTTTTAACAAATGATAAAAGCATCACGGATATTTCATCGGCATATCTTGCAAAATCATCCTGGTATTTCTCGTCAACATTGTTATCCATCCATAGGATTTGATTCTTTGCCATAGTACCTACCTTTTCAAGCGTTTCAAACATCTGTAGGCTAGATCCGGGAAGTGTTTTCTTTAGCATTTCATTCAGCTCAATGGAAGATGAGTGAATAATATCAGCACAGAAAGCAATGGCATTAATATACATCATCCAATCCATTTTCTCATCATCAGACATCTTCTTGATAATATCCATGCCCCTTACATATTTACCGTCAGGATAAGCCTTGATATATGCTTCCTGAAACTCCTTTATCTTAGCTGTTACACGAGAGCATTCAACCATACGGCCTTTCTTGATAAGATCGTTCTGCTGCTTGCGTAACTCCTTCATCTTTTCCTCTCTCTCACACTCCTGTATTAACAAATGTCTTTCCATCTTCAATTATCTTCAATTATTTTTATAAGTTCTTTAAACTGGTCCGCAATTATCTCTAGTTTTCCCTGTATCTTCTGATTCATATTCCCGTCCTTGTAGGAACTCTGAAATCCTTCATAACGTGAATCAATGCTGGAATAGCAGAATGAATCAGACGTGATGTTTACCATCGTATTGTCACCGTCTATGAACGGTTCTGGTATGTCTACTTTTATCATCATAGCAATCCGAAATAACTGTCTAGTTTATCAATCGTTTTATCTCCATCTTTCAGGACGTACTCAATGACTTCTCGCCCTGAAAGTGTTACTCTCAGTTTGTCCACAGGCTGAACATTGGCTGTACCTTTCGAGTAATTGTTATAATGAACAATCTCCCATCCTTTTATGGATGACAGCATCCTCCGTTTGCCACACAAATTTATAGCTTTTGGAGTAAATTCCTTTTCTTTCTTATCCATAATCAATCGTTTTTAAACTTTTTAAACATCTCATCTCCCAATACTCCGCTAATGAACATGGTAAGTTCTATTTCCCATTCATCTTCCTTGCCCTTCACGAACGGATAAGTAAGCTGATGCCATTCGTGGTAATCAAACAGCTTCATGCGAAGCGGATAATAATCAAACATTTTCTTGTTTTCATAAAACACACGGATATGATTTTTCTTAATCTCCGTGTAAGACAAACCGTAGTAATCCAGTATCTGGTAGAATTTGTCCATAGGGGTAAAATTACATTTCATGCTTTATATATTCTTTTAGTTGTTTATGCAACGATTTCATGTATGCTATTATTGTATCCGCATTATGGTCTGAAAAGTCAACATCCTTTACGCTTTTCAACTTTAACCCATACACTGAAACAACAATAACTTCTATGATGTTATGTTCTCTATCTTCACGGTATAACACATCTTTAATGCTAGATGTATTAATGATGGGAAAATCACCAACTTTTATTAAAGATTTATACTTACCTAGCATCATTGGCATTATTGACGTTATGTCGTTTTCTACAAAATCAAAAAACATATTCTCGTCAACTCCGCAATCTACTGTTTCAAGAAACATATAAATAACATTCCACTCTGATTTTACGTGAAAAGTATTATCTGACTTGTCTACAAAGATGCCATCACCAAATCCATCCAACGATTTATCGGAAGCGGTGTACCCTAACCGTTCAAGTCTGTTTCTTATGTCGCTTGAATCCTTTCTAATCAATACCTTCATGAAAAATATTATGTTTAATTATTATTGTCGATTGCTTCGGTAGGCTAACCTGCTCACCGTTTTCCTTGTTGGTCAAAATGTATCTTTCCGATTTGACAAACTTATAAAATCATAGAAAAACATATAGAATTCTATAATTTATGTTGTCTTCCTGTCTCAACCTTGCTGGTTGCAATTCCATTTCTTGCGAAGCGGAAAAGCAGAGCCGTCAAGTCCTCAGGCGTAGATTTGGGGTAATCTGCCCCTATTTGTTTTTTTATGATAAGAGAAAGAAGATTCAGACTTGCATTGTAATCACGATCTATTATAGCACCACAGTTGGAGCAATGATAAGTCCGGTCACTGAGTTTCAAGTCTTGCTTTATATGACCGCAAACACTGCATGTTTTGCTTGACGGATAGAAACGGTCGGCTTTCAGAACTTTAATCCCGTTCAGCATCGACTTGTATTCTATCTGTCTGCATAACTCACCGAATGCAACATCTGAAACGGATTGAGCCAGCCTATGGTTTTGCATCATTCCTTTCACGTTCAAATCCTCCAATGCAATATGCGCATAGTGGGTGGTAAGTATTGTAGTGACCTTCTGTGTGAAATCACGTCGTATATTTGCCACTTTCCTTTGTGCATTGGAAAGTCTGACAGACAGTTTCCTGTAGTTGTTCGACTTTTTCTTGCCTTCCAAACGTTCCTGCTTGTTTCTCGCATGTACACGTTTGTCAAGCTGTCTGCTTATTCTCTTTATTTTTCTCAGATTCTTATTCAGTGGTTTGGGATTATCAACCGCAACTCCATCGGAAAGTATCAATGCCGATTTGATACCAAGGTCAATGCCTACCTTACGGTTTGCCTTATCAGAAAAGGCTTTCGGATGAGTACGTTTGTATTCCTCTTCTATTATCTGCACACTGAAAGATGCAAAGTATTTATCTCCCTGTTGTGATATTACCACTCCGTTTATCTTTCCGATAAACCGCAGCCGTTTAGTCATCTTCACCCAGCCGAGACTGGGGACTTTAAGATACTGATGCCTCTGCTTTCCGTTGTGTGGTATCTTTCTGAAAGCCTTTGAATTGAGATTGGTGTCAGATAATGAAACTTGATCACCGCCAATATAGAAACTGCCTTCGTTATCCTTCTTTCTCTTAAATTGCGGATAGGAAACGATACCTTTCTTCAAATCCTCGAAGAACTTCTTGAAAGCCTTCCCAAGATTAATAAACGGCTGTTGCGTAGCATATTTTGTGACTTCAACGACAAACGGGAACTCTTCTTTCTTGATAGCATTGAAAGCTTTTTTCAGCCCATAAGCATCTACTTTATCACCCTCCTTATAACGGCGTTGCCATTCGGCAAGTCCCCAATTATAAGCAAGACGGGCGCAACCGAATGCCTTGCGGAAGTAGCTCTTCTGCTTGTTGTTCGGTACGAGTTCTATCTTATGGGATATAGTTATCATTCTTTACTATTCAAATTTTAGGCTACTGCCTTGTTTACATCTTCTAATGGCATTAATGTTAATTTTCACACACATTTTAGAACGTTAACCCAACGCCCACCATCAGCTATCATAAATGAATCACCGAATACTTTATAATGGTGTAAATTTGTTCCTTAATGCCTAAAAAAAAAGAAGCAGAGATCTCTTCAACTTGCGACAGTTATACATTAGACTTATGAAAAATGTATGAAGAAACCTCTGCTTATATTTTAGGTAGCAGCTATCATTATAAAACAAAAAAGTCCAAAAACTATCGCACCGCAAAGATACATAAAGTTTTTATAATACCAAAAAAATAATTATTTTTGCAAAACAATTAAAATTAGTAATATATGGCAAAGAAAGTGATTAGGGTAAATGTTAAATCCCCTAAGATAACATCAAATAAAAAGGCATCTCCCGTAAAGGTCAAGATAAACATGAAGAATACGGGAGGATTACAGCCCACAGGAAAACAGAAATTATAACCTACAACAGTTTCTAAAACCATCAGTTATAGATCGATGATTATTTATATTCCTATCTCCAAATCGTTGATGTAGATACAATGCAATAAAGAAACATACAGTTACAAATCCTATTGATATATACGAATAAAACATAGTGCATCTCACATCCTCAAACACCACATTATTAAATACAATATCCAGTATTGCGTATATCAACATCTCAATGACAAATACTCTATGGTATATACAAAATAAAAATACCTTTGACAACACATAAAACAATATTGCATTAAACAGTTTGGCGTTAAAGAATATGGTAAGGTACTTGTCCGAAAACGGAGTGGCATACTGAATATACTCCAATGTGTCACCATCATAATACTCAATGATATCACCTGTGCCAACAGAGTGTATAACCTCACACTGATGGACAAGTATAGCAAGACAGAACAATATAGGATAACATCTTATCACCCAAATAAGAAACGTCCTGTAGAAATTGCTAATACTTTCCTCTAGCATTTTGTCTTTCATATTCCCCTCCTGGATAAATTTCTGATAATTTCTTCTTTCGTTCTTCCTTTTAACAGGTCAAGATCAATTGTTGCAGAACCCACCTTTACGCATCCATCAGATACGTATTGCCGCACACGTTCGTTCACAAGATAGTCCGCATCAAGCATATCCAATTTGGACAGTCCTTTCACATCATTTCTTCTGCTTAGTACAAATCCACCTACTGTTCTCCATATGCGTCTGTATTGGCTTATTCCGTCCTTTACAGGCATGATTATGTCGTTTTCAAACAAGGGTATTCCGTTCATGTCAAACACGCCTGTAAACCATTCTACAACACAACCACTGCTATTTCTTACACGTCCATAAGCATCTATGGATACATCGTCAATAAGAAGTTCATATCGCCCCGTTACTCCATTAAATATACGGAGTAACGGGAAATCAATGTCATTTCTTTCCATTTCCCTTAATCGCTTCAATACATTCCTTTATCCCATCATCAAAAC